TCTTTTTTTTTGTTTCATTTTTTTTCAAAATAACTACTTAAAGAAATTTTATTTATAATATATACAAATATGAGCGTGACGATAACCAATAAGAAAATTTGTGACTTCTTTAAAAAATATCCTGATATTAATTTAGAAAATATATTATGTAATTTTATTGATCTTATTGAAAAGTTCGCAGGAAATTACAGTAATGTATCCGAAGAGAGAATTATTGAAACTATTGGAACAATTAAGAGCACAATTAATAATGTTAATACAAGTAATCTTGACAATTATAAATCTATATTAAAATTAAACTCTTATGAAAATAAAGATGATATTAATAAGGTTCTCTCTACTGTCACAAATAAAAATTCAGAATTATTTTTAAAAAATAAAGAAGAAACATATAAACTTGTTTCTGATCTTATTTCAAAAAATAAAGATTTAATATCTAAAGATAATGAGATTGCTTTCCAAAAAATGAAAAATATACTACCTCAAGACCTTATTGATGCTATGAAGGAATATTTTATTAAAAATAAAACTTCGGCATTTAAAGGACAACAAAGTGAAACTAAAATTGAAAATCTTTTAAATAATATTTTTCAGGATGGAGAGATTACTAATATGGCAAAGACTAATCATGCTGGAGATTTTCATTTAAGAAGAGAGAATAAAGACATGGTCATGATTGAAAATAAAGATTATAAAGCAAATGTCGGTTTTGATAGTGTTGAAAAATTTAGAAATGATTGTAAAGACTTGAATATGCACGGTGTTATAATATCTCATCATTCTGGTATTGCTACTAAAAGAGATTATAGTGTTGAAATTTTTGATAATAAAGTTTTAGTATATCTCACTAATGTTGAATATGATGGATGTAAAATATTAACTGCTGTTAATTTAATAGATAATCTCTCCGCACAACTAAATAAAATATATAATATCAATAACAGTGACAATATTAGTATTGATCAAGATACTATGCTTGATATTAATGAAGAACTAACAAATTTTATTCAACAAAAAGAGAAATTATATAAAAGTATTAATAAAACTACAAGTGATTTAAAAGAAGCGGCGGATGGATTAAAATTACCTAAATTGACTACTTTCTTTGCTGGAAAATGCGATGCATTTCAAGAATATAAATGCCAATGGTGCAATAAAACATTTGCAAGTCGTTTTGGTCTTGGTAGTCATACTAAAGGTTGTAAAGCACGGCCAAAAGAAACTAAAGATGATAAAAAAACTCCAAGAAAAACCAAACAAACTAACGAACCAGAAATGTCAATTGATACATGTGTTGTAGTAGATAAGTAGTCTATCTCTCAATTTTATTCTCACAAAAAAAACAAAAAAAAATATTAAAAAAAAACTAATAAAAAAATTTAGTAAAAAAAATTAATCTAAAAATATTATAAAAAAAAATTAAAGTTTATCGTTGCCGAAGGCAACTAACAACGAAGTTGTGATAAACTTTACATAAATCTCTCCCACCACAATTTCAAAATTAAAAAAATATAAATTTAATTCTGAAAAATAATGAGTTTTGAGTTATGAATTGAGAGATTTGCATAATTATCACTTCTCATAGACTTTAACTTTCATTAATTTCTTCTTACCACTTATTATTATCTCTCCCACTTTATTTCCCTTCTTTAATTTTTTTAATTCGCAATAAATTATTTTTGTATCTTTTAAATATTCATATTTACTATTTTTTAAACATAAATTTGCTCCATAATTTAAATAACTATCAATGTTCATTTTTATTTCATCTAAACATGCATACATTATAACATATGGGGAACTAAAACTATTTAAATGAAACCATATATAATTCTCGTTTATTTCTTTACTTTTTTCAAATAAATCCCAATTATCTTGTGCATTCTCTCCAATATAATATTTTATATTGTTATATTCGTTTAATTTCATTTAGTTAAATTATATTATTTATTTAATTTATTTAATTTATTTTTATTTACTATTATTATTATATAATGGCGGCGGGAGGCTTACCTTTTGACTATATGAACTATATGAAAACAGATAATTCGAATACAGAAAATATGCCTATGTCTGCGGCGGAGTGGGCGGCGGACCAGGCGGCGAAGGAGGCGGCGGAGGCGAGAGCCGCTGCCGCTGAAGCGGAGGCGAGGGAGAGGGCGGTGCAGAATGCGAAGATAGAGTCGGAGAAGAAACACCCTGTAATGCCAGGCATAACTGTAAGGAACAATACATTAGGGAGCTTACCCAAACCCAGTTTTAGAAGATCCACCGCCGCCCTCTCCGTCACGGAAGGCGGAAAAAAAAGAAGAAAAAGAAAAACAGTTAAAAAACTAAAAAAGAGAAAACTTAAAGCAGGAAAAAGTAAAAAGGCTAGAATTAGTTTAAATTCTATCACTCGTCGGGCAAGAAGTTTAAGATACAGGACTCGATATAATAGTGGTTCTACTCGCACAATTAGAACAAAAAAAAGATAAATAACTGATTTTATTCAATTTTTGTTAGGTATAAAAAAAATTGAATATCAGAATTTCCAAACATTATTTTAGTATCACATAAATAAACAAACTACACAAGAAAGATGGCAATGACTCTTGAGATTCTTATTGTTCGTGTTGAAGTTCTTGAAAAGCAGCTGGATCAGCTGAAAATTAGCAAGTCCGATTCCAAGACGAAGCGCACATCTGGTTACCTCCAGTATAACTCAGCTCACCGGGCAGAGGTGAAAGCTCGTCTTGAGGCTGAGAGCGATGACAAGATCAAGACCACAGATATTACGAAGGAACTTGCAGTAATGTGGAGAGCTCTTACTGAGACAGAACGTGCGGAGTGGAACACTAAGGCCAAGGCTATGAAGGAGTCGCCTAAGTTGGTTAACCAGACACCAGTCAATCTCAAGGTTGACTTTGCTCCTGAATTTGAGGCTGAGCTCGAGGCCGAGGAGATTCACCCAGAGGTTAAGAAGCAGGAGAAGGAAAAGAAGAATGACAACTCCAATAAGAAGCGTGTCTCAGGCTACATATTCTTCCAGAAGGCAATGCGCGCAGATGTAGTGGCCACGCTTAAGGAGGCTCTAGAGGAGGAAGGAGCGAAGATCAAACAATCCGATGTTATGTCCGAACTTGGCAAGATGTGGAAAGCACTTGATGATGATGAGCGCGAGGAGTGGAATGAGAAAGCGGTAAAATATAAGTCCTCGCGTGATGAAGAGTAGGAGTTGTTCTAAACAAAGCAGAGAAAATGTATGTTGTATAAAAAATAAAAAACCAAAAAAAAGAAAATTTTTTTATGTGAATTTATATATTTTAATTTATCAAATTAAAGAAAATAGTTTTATAATTTCATTTTGTTTATATTTTTAAAATTGATATAGAATATAATACATTTATTTATATAAATATGCCACAAACTGTTGGCTTGAAAAGAAATACTATAGATAAATACTATACTAAAAAAAATGTTGTAGAATACTGTTTAAAAATGTTTAAAAAAGATATTATTATAAATAATAATGATATTGTTATTGAACCTAGTGCTGGTAATGGTTCATTTATAAATTATATTAAATTGCTTTCTAAAAATTATATATTTTATGATATTGAACCTGAAAATGATGAAATAATTAAACAAGATTTTTTAGAATTAGATAATGATAATTTTAAAAAATACAATAATATTCATATTATTGGAAATCCTCCGTTTGGTCGTCAATCTACGTTGGCTATTAAATTTATCAAAAAATCTTGTAAATTCGCAGATACTATTTCATTTATTTTGCCCAAGAGTTTTAAGAAAGAAAGTTCAAAAAAATATTTTCCACTTAATTTTCATTTATTAACAGAATATGATTTACCTATTAATGCATTTATTGTTGATAATACAGAATATGATGTTCCTTGTGTGTTTCAAATATGGAAGAAAAAGGATATTTTACGAGAAATTCCAGAAATATTACATCCAATAAACTTTAGATTTGTAAAAAAAACTGATAATCCTGATTTATCATTCCGTAGAGTAGGTGTTAATGCGGGTAATGTATCTCATGATATTAATGATAAAAGTGAACAGTCACACTATTTTATAAAATTAACTAAAAAAAATATAGATGATAATTTAATTACTATACTTAACTTAATTAAATTTAATTGTTCTGAATACACAGTAGGTCCTAAATCTATTTCAAAACAAGAATTAATTAAAGAATTTAATCCAATTTTGAATTTCTAGTTCTAGTTTTTGAAATAATAGATAGTGGAATTTCAATATCACGAATTACATTTGGTCTATCATTGGTTGAACTATATGTAATATAATTTTTTAAACTATCATTAAATTTTGGAATTGAACATTGCACTCTCCTTTGTGATTTACTATCTACTTTTGGTGAAATATTTATTCGCATGTTATGACATTTTTGAAGTCGCTTTTTTTCACTTTTATATTTTTCTCTTGTCTCTTTGTCGCATTTACCTGATTTAATACTTTTTACAAGATTTACATATTCCGTTAATTCTTCTTTTGTTATTGTTCCAAATAAATAATTATGCATTTCTTGTGTATAATTTATTTCATTTATTTTTTTGATTACTTTTTTATCTTGTATTTGTCTATATTCAACACAAATAATTGTGTTTTTCTTTTTCATATCATAATCGAAAAATCTTAAAATATCACCACAGTCAATATTACCACCACCAGTTGCTTTGATAGAAATATTCTCATTTGAATCAAATTTATTTTTCTCACTTGGTATATCATGAGTATCAGTATTGTTTGATTCTTCAGGTAAATTAAAAACTAATTCTCTAATTGGATTTTCAGCCAATACAAATCCATGGCTCTGAGATTGAACCATAGGAAACCTTCTAGTAATAAACATCTAATCATTTATATCAATTTTTTTTATATCTAACAATATATATTATTAAAAAGAACTTAAAGAAAATTACCCCAAAAAACGCCTTTTTTTCTTTGTGACGCTATTACATAACAAAAATATTCCTCTTTTTAAAGTGCATTTTTTTTCAAAATTCCAAAAGTAAATTTTTTTTTCGATTTTGGACAAAAAAAATGTCCATTTTTAAAATATCGTAGCCTTTATACAAAATTCAAATTTGCACGCTTCATGATTTTTCATTTTTACTCGATGACCCTGCAAAAATACTTTTTTTTTATGCGAAATTTTTGTGATGCAAAAAAAATTTGCCAAAAATAGTGGAACTTTTTTGTAAGTATAAAATACTTACAAAATGCTTACAAAAAAACTCCCAAAAAAACCCCAAAAACCCCAAATAAAAATATTAAATCATATATCGTTATAAACTAAAAAAATAAATAGTTATTTTTAAACCATAAAAATTTATGCTTACAAAATACTTACAAAAAAAGTTCAAAAAGTTCTGTTTTTAAATAAATAATAAAAAAGAATTTAGAGACAACTTTTTGTAAGTATATAATACTTACAAATGACTGACGAAAAAGTTGCAAAGGTATATTTCTGTGAAAATTGTAATTATAAATGCTTTAATAAAACTAATTTTGATAAACATTTAGCCACTCGAAAACATAAAAACTTACAAAATACTGACGAAAAAGTTGCAAAAGTTGCAAAAGATTGTAAAACATTTGTTTGTATTTGTGGAAAATCATACAAACACAGACAAAGTTTATTTACACATCAATCTAAATGCACCTATGAACCAGTAAAAAATGAAGAAGTAATTGAAACTTCAATATCACAAAATGCAATTTTAGAAGTTGTAAAAAAACAACAAGACCAATTAACACAATTAACAGATGTAATTAAAGAAATTGCACCAAATTTAGGAAATAATAATACAACAAATAGCAACAATACAAACAATACTAATCAGTTTAACATAAATGTATTTTTAAATGAAGATTGTAAAAATGCTATAAATATGAGCGATTTTATCAAATCAATTGAGGTCTCATTAGAGCAATTAGATTTAACAAAAACAAAAGGATTAGAAAAAGGAATTACACAAGTAATTATGGATAATATGAATAAGTTAAGTGTGCACGAACGACCATTACATTGCACGGATACCAAGCGTGAAACACTATATATAAAAGATGATGATAAATGGGAAAAAGATAAAAATAAAACAAAGATAAAAGAAGTAATCAAGAAAGCATCAAATAAGAATTATACGGCATTAAAAAAATGGCAAGATGAAAACCCAGATTATTTGGATGATGATGCAAAAGCAATATATTATGCAAAGGCTATGTCTGCAGCAGGAAAGCCGATAGATGCTGTAGATGAAAAAATCATTAAAAATGTATGTAAACAAACATATGTAAAAGAAGATATAAAAGAATAAAAATAATAATAAATATATGACATTTTTAGTAAATATTCCAAGACCAATAACAATAATGGCTATGAATAAATTAGCCGAAGTGGATTATAATGTCGCAACACATGTAAGTGAAATAGTAGCTGAGACAGTAAAATGGGGATATATGCATGAACAACCATGGATATGTAATTATGCAGTAGAAGGACTACAAATATTAGATAATTTTGGAAGTATCTTGATATCAATAGTAGTATGGATAGTAATGCATACAAAATAATATAAATATAATTTAATAATGATAATAGAATGGGTGAATGTTATATTTGCACACTAGAAACATGTGAATTAAGTAATTGTAAATGTAAGAATTTATTTTTACATAAGAAATGTAAAATTAAACTAATAAATTCTAGAAATAATACAACTTGTAGTATTTGTAATGAAGAATATTATGATATTGATTCAATAATAGTAGATATAAATAAAATGAAAATAAGAAAAATGATATATTCTATTTTAATAGAATTTACAATTAGATTCAGTTTATTTTTATTTTTTTTATATATATTTATGTTTAAAATATAAATATAAATTAAAAAATATATAATTAATATTTATTCAATGGTTGATATTGAAATAAATCAAATTTATCCGATTAAAGATAATGATATGGAATGTTATATATGCACTTCCAATACTCCGATACCATGGAAATCAGATTGTGACTGTTATGATAGATATGTTCATAAAGAATGTCTCATCGAATTAATAGATAAAACAGGCAACTTAAAATGCCCTGTTTGTCTTGTTGATTATAGAAATATCAATCCTACGCATTATAGAAAGTTCTATATAAACAGTAAAGGTGTGTGGGTTTTAATTTTTAGTTTTATATCTTTTTCAATATCACTATGTGGTCTATATATTTTAATATCATATGAAAAAAACACTAATAGTAATATGATAGTCCTTGTAATTTCAGGTGTATCATTTGTCGCATTTTCTTGTATATGTTTTATATTATTGGTTTTATTTATAAAACAAGAGGGTGGAATAAAGAAACTTTATTTAGATAGTTATCCAAACTTAATAAAATTACAAATAAATGAACCTAACTTATGTGTATAAAAAACGTAAATAACTATATTATGATTATTTAAATAGAATTAAATTATTATATTATTACGATGGGCGAGTGTTATATTTGCACATTAGAAACAAATGAATTAAGTAAATGTAAATGTAAAAATATGTTTTTACATTTAGAATGTCAGTTTAAATTATTAGAAAAAACACAAGATGCAAGATGTAGTATTTGTTTAGAAGAATACAGTAATATTAATATAGTTACAATGGAAAAAAAAAAATTATCAAAAAAAAGTAAGATATTAATATTATTTGTAACATTAGAAACATTAGCATTAGGAGCACTATTATTTGAAATATTTGTATTATTAAACATTGTAGATAACGAAGAAGATAATACAATAAATATAAGTCAAGAAGAAGATTTATTTATATTAATAGTAACATTTATAATCTTTTTTATAATAATTATAGGAATTAAACCAATATATGATTTAATAAAATATATAATTATAAATAAAGCATGTTTTGATATTGAAAAAAATGAAATAATAACAATTAAAATAGATGAAGAAGAAGGCATAAATAGAATATTATAATTTATATAATGTTAATTAATCCAATATTATATAAATTTTGTAGTTCAGCTTGTGGTGGATTATCAACTATACCATTAGATTTGATCCAAACTAGAATAATAAGCACAGAAAAAGTAGAATTTAATTTAAATGAATTTAAATGGATATTATTTATGCCATTTGTATTTGTAATACAAAATGGAGCATATATGAATACTATAAGAATAAGTAATCAAATTATAAGAGGAATCATAGCAGGAATAGCGGCAGCACCATTATATATTTTTTTAGAAATAAAGAAATATGAAAGTAGATTAAATTTATTACCAAAAATGAATGTATTTATATTTTGGATGACATTACGATCAATGTTAGTATATGGAACAATGTATAATATATTTATGTTGAATATACCATATGCAAAATTAATGGCAGGATTAATAGCAAATTTCATGGGATTTCCATTTAGATTAATATCTATGTCAAAAAGTTATCCAAATATAAAGTTAGATGTAAATTCAATTAAAAAGACAGGATTATTAGAAGTAATAAAATCAGGAATAGGAGATGGATTAACTTTATATTTAATATATGGATTAAAATATTCTCCAATAAAATAAAATAAAAATTGATATTAAAACAATATGAATAATATAAGTATATATGAGATTAGGATTAAAATTAAGAAAAAATAAATTAAAAAAAAGAAATATAAATGAGGTATTATATAAAAATAAACGTATAAAAGTAAAAGTAGATTTAATATATGCATTAATGAAATTATTAGGTATGATTTAATTTCAATTATCTTAAGAGTTAGTATTATTTTTTTCACTTAATTTATCAAGTAATGATTTTAAAAATTTTGTAGATTTTTTATTACTTTTATTAGCTTTTTGTCTATCATTCCATGAGGGATAAAAGTTTGTATCAAAATCAATAATATCAAGGTCAGCAAGAATATAAAATATAAGTGATTCATAAAAAATATATTGTGCTAATTTTCTTACTTTTTGTTTATTTTGATCAATGGGTAAAACAATAAAAGGTAAATTATTATTTTCATCTAATGAATCCTCTATTAGTTTATTAAAATTTTCATCTTTTACTTGACTAGAATATCTGTAACCTTGATAATTAGTAGCAATAATAGAGTCATGTTGTGGAGCAATTTGAATAGTATAAATAGTATTATTATGTATTTCTTCTAAAAGCTCTTGATAAGATAATACTTTTTTAATGGGCGGTTGAACATTACCATAAAAAGACCAATGAGAATATGGGTCGATACGATTATTCTCATTCTTGATGCGTTTAATTTCATTCAATTCATTTATTTTTGTAATATTAAATGTTAATTCGGGTAACTTAAAAGGATTATTATTAGAAAATATAGTATCTTTATTTAAAACAGTGGCTCCTAAAAAACTACGTCTTGTAAATTGTAAATTAAAAGAATTAACAGATGATAACATAAAAAGAATATAGGTAAGATAATGCATTGTTTAATAGTATTTTATAAAATATTATTTTTATATTTAAACGAATATATATAAAATTAATAAATATAAAAATTAAACTTTTGCTAAAATAGGGTCAGTTTCAAAGTTTTTAGTAGGTTCATATGAAGGTAAAATAATGAATTTTTTTCTAGAAATAGGTTTTTTGTGACAAAATAAGAGAGATGTGAAGCATCCCATAGTAAATATAATGAGTAAATAATTAAATTGAATATTAGCTAAAATATAATTGATTGTTTCTCTTGATATAGGAGCTTCAATAGAATCAATTGATTCATAAGTGAATTTATAAATTATTTCTGGGGAATAATTTGTATCCATAACTATTATATATTATGGATTTATTATTTTGATACTGCGTTATAGGATAATTATTACAAGTAGTGTTTTCTATTTCTCTACTTTTATCATTTATTGATTTAGAACTTGGCACAGAATTAGCACAACCCATTTAATATATTTAATATATTTAATATATTTAATTTAAAAAATTATAAAAATTAATCATTCGCTTAAAAAAGATGATAACTATAAAATTTATTTATTTTCTCTAGTCCTTATATGGTAATGGTGGATATGGTTTATGATTATCATATGATATAATGATACCAATAGTAATACCAACGCTTAGTATTGATAATAATTTTGTAATATTCATATTATTATTCATTTTATATAAAAGAATAATTTTTTTATATTAATATATTTAATTTAAAAAAATAAACAAATTTAATATTTAGTTATTGTATATACCTACTATGGAAGAAGAATTGAAAATTCTAGAGGATAAGTATTTGAGATATCAGAAAGATTATGATGTTCTTTATAATGAAATCGAGTTGATTAATAGAGGTATGGATAATCTTTATAGCGGGAATGCCAATAATCCGAAGGTCATGGAAGATCTCCATAGCAAAAATACCATGAAAAGAGAACTATACGATAAGATGGTGGAACTATGGCAACAAATAGAGGCAAAGAAAAAAGTAATAGAGGCAAAGAAACAAGAAATTTCTTCGAATAACATCGGCGGAAGAAAAAGAAAATAAAAAAAAGTAAAAAAATCAAAAAGAAAAAAAACAAGAAGAAAAAATAAAAAAGGAAAAAAAACAAGAACACGTAGAAGATAATTCTTTATATTTTATATTTTTAAATATAAAATATAAAATATAAGGCCAGAAAAGGAGTCGAACCTATATCTACCACGGACTAAGTGGTTGCTTTACCATTAAGCTATCCAGCCATAAGCCCGACGGTGGGATCGAACCACCGACCTTCGCATTACAAGTGCGATGCTCTACCACTAAGCTAGCCGGGCAATATGGAAATGGGCGGTTTCGATCCGCCTACCTCTCGCATGCAAAGCGAGCGATCTACCAATTGATCTACATCCCCATATAAAAAATTGGGCTAATCCAGGATCGAACTGGAGACCTTCAGATCTTCAGTCTGACGCTCTCCCATCTGAGCTATTAGCCCTTGCGGTGATAGTAGGGTTCGAACCTACGCGTGCTGAGCACAACAGATTTCAAGTCTGTCCCCTTAACCACTCGGGCATATCACCATTAAAAAAAGAACGATTGTGACGAGATTCGAACTCGCGATCCCAGAGGGAAATGGATTAGCAGTCCATCGCCTTAACCGCTCGGCCACACAATCATTATATTGTATATTATTATTTATTTAAGTTAATTTTAAAATTGAATATATTTTTTATAAATTATTTTTTTTTATTGAATATAAAATATATTCTAATTGTTTTTTTAAAGAATCTAAACCAAAACCCAATTCATGCCATAGTGCTAGTTGTTTAAAATTATCAACTTTTGACGCAGGTACTACTGCATCTACATTACATAATGGACATATAACAGTTGATATATCTGTTATTTCAATAATTGAATCTTCAGTAATAATAGGTTTTTGTAAACAATAAACGCAATATGCACCATTGTAGTCGCTAATAATTTCTTGAAAATTATTAGTAGCTAACTTAATATATGGTAACATATATTTATCACTTTGATATTTATCACTTTGATATTTATCACTTTGATATTTATCACTTTGATATATATTTAGAAATTGTATTCAATTTTTATATAACTATCAATAACGATCAATAACTATTAATAAAAATTAATATTTATTTTTATTTTTATTAATATTAACTATAAATTAGTATTAAAATAGTAATTTAATATATACATAATTTATTAAATGAATACATATAAAAAAATTTTATTTTTTATGTTAACATTTATTCTAATACTTTATACATATATAAATTTTTTTAAATATAATGATAAAATAACATATTTTAATACTGATATTACTAGTGATATTAGTAATTCTTTTAATATTGTAAATTTATTAAAAGAAAAAGGATTAGTAAAAGATCCTAATAAAAATTTTAATAATTCTAGTTGTAAACTTTTTAATTTTTATGATATATCTAATAATTGTAATATATTTATTGAAAAATATTATAATGATGATTTTTTAAATAAAATTAAATCATTAATAAATCAGGATAAATTATATTTCTTAGATCCATTATTAGATCCTTTATCTTTTACAATACAATTATATACACATAATGATTTTATGAGTTATCATTATGATACTAATTTTTCATTGGGTAATAGATATACTGTATTAATACCTTTATATATAAATGAATATAATGAATCATTTTTAACTATTAAAAATAAAAAAAAAGAAGAAAAACAAATCAAATTTAAAATTGGTGAAGGAATAGTATATAATGGAGACAAAGTATATCATAAAGTTAGTAAACAATCTGAAAAAGGAGAACGTATTACATTAATTATTAATTTAACAACAAATATTAAATATAATTATATTGGTAAATTATTTCAAAAAATACGAAATTATATGCTAGAAAAATATACATGGTAAATTTTTTATTTTAAATAATCTAAATAAAAACATAAACTTTTTTTAAATTACAATCATTCATATTTTTTTAATATCTACCCAATTTTGCTCTAAATAAATCATTAAATAAATTAATTATAGTTATGAAAAAATCTAATGAAGATTTTGGATAATTAGGATATTCAACACAATTTTTTGCAAGATTTAAAACTTCTATTGTATCATAAGAAATTAACAAAGAAAATACAATAATACTAAAATATGTTATATATTTTTTTGCTAATTTATTTTTATAAAAAAATAAAATTATTTCAGAAATTATTATTACTATTAATGCTACTAATAATCCTGTAATTGCAAATTTGTAACTTCTCTCAAAAAATGACGGATTAATATAAACAGCAAATGACATAATAAGAAAAATAAAAAATGTTAAAAAAATTGTATAAACTATATCATAATTATTTGTATATAAAAAAACTGTTCTAAAAGAAACTGAAAATAATAATAAAAAACTTATCCATAGTGAATGATTCATTATATGACCATTTTTGCTAAAATCTTTTCTTGTAAAAAATATTATAATAACAATTATAAAAGATGCAATCCCTGAAAACAATAAGAATCCACTATTACATAATATATTTGTTAATAAATTTATAGCATTTGAACTACAAATATTATTAAAAACATTTACTAATAGAGATACAAAAAGAACACTAAATGCTAAATATAAATATGTATTAGTTACATAATTTTCACATGTAGGTTTCAAGTTAGTAAAAGAATATTTATTTATCAAATACATAAGAATTATTAAAAAAAATCCTATTAAATATAATAACGACATTTTATATATATTATATATATTATATATATATTATATATTATATATAATATATTTACACTCCTAATATGGTGTATATAATAATTTGGAATTATGTTTTTCATTTTATAGTGTATATATAAAAATTTCAGCATATATTTTAAATGTTAAAGGTTTTAAAATTACAATCATAATCATAAAAAACTTTAGAAATAAATTTGTCATATGAACCCCATTCTTCGTTAGAAATTAAAGATAAAAATTTGCAATTATTTTTTTCATATAAATAGTAATAAGTGCCAGGAACTTTTTTAAAATTACAATGAATATTATTAATTTCAGAATTAAGCGCATGATTATTGTATATATTAACTGCTTCATTTTGTAAGAATGATATTTGTTTTGCGATTAATTCAAGTTTACCATAATTAATATAATCATTTCTAATATTGGCCAAAGCATTTTGATTATTAGAATAATCATCTATATTAATCATTTGAAAAAGTCTAGTAAGATTATCTTTATCAAGATTTGAAAGCGCCATTAACTAATATAAATTATAATTTTTAATATTAAAAATAATAACTTTATATTATTAATAATGATTTTTACATTATTAGGATTAGTAAATGCATATAACTTCAATTTATGTGTTGTAGGAAGCAAAAGTGGTCTAGGCCAAGAATTAATATATCAAGGATTAGAGGAAAATATAAATGTATTAGGATTATCAAAATATAATATGAAAGTTATGGTTCCATATCGAGGAGGAGGATTAGATTGGAAAAATACATTTGAATATATAGAAAATAGAAAATTACAAACAGATATTTATGAAAATCATTATAAATATACTTATGAAAATATAGTATTTACTACTAGCGGTAAACCATTCGAAGACGATTATTCTGCAAAACTAACTCAAATGATTTTATTTGAACAAGAACAGAATTTAAAAAATATAGTTTTAATAAGTGCATTTGGTGCAGGAGAATCATTAAAAGATGCAAATATAGGTATAAAATTAATGAATAGCTGGTATTTAAGTAGTGTTTATGATTCTAAAAACGCACAAGAAGATATATTACATAAATATAAAGAAAAATATCCTGATGTAAATTTAATAATTATAAGACCAGAAGTTCTTTCATATGGAAAAAGTATATATGCATCTAAGTCACGAGAGAGATTAGCTAAAGAAATAATAGACAATGTAATAATAAACAATAATATTCTTATAATTTAAATATAATATTATTAATAATAATAATATTATATGACATTTTTTGTATATTTTATAGAGGCGACTAATGGAAGAACATATATAGGTGCTACTGTAAATTTGGATAAAAGAATAAGACAGCATAATTGTGAGATAAAAGGTGGTGCAACAGCAACATCAATAGAGGTAAAAAAAGGAGAAGTATGGAGTTATATATGTTACTTAGAGAATTGTCCAACTTGGAATGCTGCATTACAATGTGAATGGAGATGGAAACAGATATCTAGACAGTTACAAAAAAAAAATCCTAAACAAAATCCGAAAGAGAGAAGATTAGAAGCATTAGATAAATTATTAAAATTAGATAAACCAACATCTAAGGCGGATAATTATTCAAGTTGGGAAAATAATCCAAATGTTGTTTATTTATTATAATAATAAAGAAGTAATAAAGATAATAAAGAAAGTATTTCAGCTTTTTCGTATTTTTCTCTATTATAAGAATATATCAAATATATGGTTTGTATAGGATCACACATTAATGGAGTAATATAAGAAGAAAAAGGTATTTTGATATTTAAAAGTGGAAGAGCAAAACTTATTATTTCTGTTAATGTTGCAACTGTTAATTGATATTCTGGATTAACAATAGCACACGCAGAGGCAATTCTAGTGGCTCGAATAAGAGGATATATTATCATTAAATAAGAATATTAAATACTATTTAAGTTATTAATAAAAAAAGTTAAAATAAATAATAATGAACTGCAAATTTCTGCTTGATAATAAATATTCTGATTTTTTTGATAATTAGTAATAAAAAAATGAGCGTATTTAGGATAATACATAATACACAGGGTTAAAGCCATTATTTTAGTATACATTTCAGGATTAAGAAAAGGTCCAAAAACACTTATAATTTCAGAACCAGCAATAGTCTGTATTGGATGTTGTGGATATAATAAAGCACTAGCAATTGCACGATTAACTCTTACAATAGGAATAAGATACATTATACTATATATATTTTTTTATTTAATACATTATTTTAATAAAAAAATATTTATTCTATATTAAAATTTTTCATCTTTTTCATCTTTTTCATCTTTTTCTTCACCTTCCGCTATAGATTCTATTGCTTCATGTGGTTCTTGTGCATTATTATTTTCTTCTTTCTTTTTCTTACCTTTCTTTTTATTACCTTTCTTTTTATTTTCTGATTTATTTTCAATTTTAATGTCATTGTTTTTGTTTTCCTTAATAATCGCTTCGATATGCGCATCCATCTCATTTTGTGCCATTGTCGGGACAATGTCATCATCTATCTTAGTTTGGCCCACTTGCTTCTCGTATGGCTGCATCTCCTCATCATTTATCACAGCACCGCCATAAATAACTTTAATTTTGTTTTTATTATATTTTTTACTTGATTTTCTATTATATTTTTTACTTGATTTTCTATTATATTTTTTACTTGATTTTCTATTATATTTTTTACTTGATTTTCTATTATATTTTTTACTATATCTTTTATTAACATTTTTCTTACTTTTTCTAGTTAAATTCATATATATATATATTACATTATTTTAATAAAAAAATTGAAAATAATAAAATGGATAAAATTATAATATAATAATGGAAGAATATGATACAATTGATGTAGAAGAACTGAAAATTCCAGGATTATATTATGTTAATGATTTAAAAGAAGATAATATGAAAAATATAACAGAAGAATTAGATAAACTAAATTGGGTGAAGTTATCTAATAGTCAAAATAGTAGAATGGTTCAACATTATGGATATAAATATGATTATAAGACTTATAATATAAATGTTAAATGTGAGCCAATGCCAGGGTTTTTAAATTTATTAAAACTTCTATTAACTGATATATGTATACAATTAAATATAATAAATAATGATTATGAATTTAATCAATGTATTGTAAATAATTATTTACCGGGACAAGGTATAAGTAAACACATTGATGTAAAAAAATATGGTGATGTAATTGGATGTTTTACATTAGGTAGTGGAGCAACAATGACTTTTAAAAATAAAAGTGAAGAAGAAGATTTATATGTAAATCCAAATTCATTATATATTATGAGTGGCGATTCTAGATATGTATGGAGTCATGAGATGGCACAAAAAAAATATGATATAGTAGATAATATTAAAATTAATAGAGAACGTAGAATTTCGGTAACATTTAGAAATGTTCCATGTTAAATATAAACAAACTTTCCAGCATCATCTGTGTATATAATTTTTTTTAGTTTATAGTTTTTCTTTTTTAGTGTAAAATCAATAGTATTTAAACAGTTTTGACAAGGTTTAGCCATCATTAATTTATCACCTTTATTATTAGTGCGAAATATAATAAGATTAATAGGGCATTTTTTTTGTGATTTTTTAAGACGTTCAACACAATCAACTTCTGCATGAATACAATCAGCACATATATCAGATTTTTTATTCATAAGATTGTATTGATTATGTCCAAACGCATAAAACGCACTGATGATTTAACTTGGGATTGAAGGCGACACAACCAAGTTTTACCTTGCCGTTGTCATTATTTTCAATTGAAGCACGCAAAGGAACATATGTGTTCAAGATATTGTTCAATACCATTTTTATTAGATATCAATTTCATTAACACCGTATTCGGTATCAATTTTTTTTTGTATATCGTGTGCAATACATAAAGCTTTACCTCTATTAGTAGTATATTTAGAATTATTAGAAAGAATATACTGTAAAATATATTCTTTATTAAATTGAGTTTCAGCATTCAAATTAGGAATAACATAATAATAATATTTGTTATTATTAGAATTGACTTGTTTAGCGACTGCAATAAAATTATCTCTGCTCATAATTATATTTTAATATAAATTATATAGAAATGTTCAATTTTTATATAATTTATAATAAATATGCATTGTGTAAATTTTTAAAGAAGACAATGAACTAAATCATTATAAAAATTTAATATAATACCACCACTAGCGTCTCCAAATTGAATAAAATGAACAATAGATAGAACTATATTTTTTTTTATATCAACAGAAATATGTTCATTATTTAAAATACAATTAATTAATATATCACTATTATGTAATACAATATGTGAAATACTATCTACTTGAGGAAAAATACTAGAAATTTTTTTAATTAAAAATTCACCCTGTTCTTGATTAAAATTATCTTTAAGAGGAGTTAAATATTCAGGACATGTAGAAATAGGTTTATCAATATTAAATGATATCTTTGATAATTTATTATCTAAAGAAAGAAATGACATTACAGGACTTGATATAATGATTAAAATTCTTGTTATAAATTTAAACATATTATAATAATACTATATATATTTAAATTTATTAGTGGTTAATATTTATATTTTGCATAATTTTAACAATATTAGGCACATTAGAATCTGAACTAATAGTTTGAACTCTAGTTTGTCCATTAATTCTCTCTGTAATTGTAACTATTTTTTTGCCATTTACAATTCTGGTTGATGTAGATCTCATTACTGTATTTTGAGGCATTTGAACTACATTAATGCCTTGAGACATAAAAACAGGATGTGTAAAAGGCATATTTTCCTGCATATTCATATTAGAAAACATTTGCTGAAATAAATCATAAGGATTAATTTGAGACATATTATTTTGTCTAAATTGTGGGTTTTGTATGTATTTATCTTTATTAGTTAATATTTCATATGCTTCAGATATTTCTTTAAATTTTTCTTCGGCTTCTTCTTTATTATTTGGATTTTTGTCAGGATGATATTTGATTGCTAGTTTTTTGTATGCTTTTTTTATATTATCGAGAGAAGCGTTATTTTCTACTTCAAGTATATGGTAATATTTATCAAACATTATAATATATTTTATTATATAATATTTATATTATAATGTTAATGATATATTTTTTTATAAATTTTATAATAAATCCTACCAAGGTGTATTTAAATCTCGAAAAATCTAATAATTTAATAATTCATACAGGCATAACATTAAAAAACAATTTTAAAGAAGTAAGATTTGATTTTAGAGCTTTTAATGATAATAGAGATTATATGACAACATTTGAAACTCGTAGAAATATATCACAACTCTTTCCTGATTTAGATAGAAGATTTATTTCTAATAAAGGATTAAGTGAAGAGATGAAATTTATATATAGTAAAGAATTGTATTGGGGAACATCAAATTATAGTATGGAAGAGATAATAAGTTTGGAAAAAAATTTACATAAAAAATATATATTTGGAATTTATGATTGTCGACATTATGCAAATGAATTATGTATGTTAACTGTTAATAAAAGAATTCCGATATGGAATTTAAAAAGTTTATTAGATGTTTGAATATTAAGAACTCAGAATAATAAAGTTCTTATTTCTAAATGTTATAAAGTTTAAAATAAATTTTTTTAAAATTGAATTGATTTTTAAAAAGTAAAAATATTATAGCATAGAGAGATGTTTCTTTTAAATATTTGGAGTTCATTAAGGAATAATAATATTGATTATTCAAAATTTGAAAATATTTTGGAATATCAATATAATGGATATACATATAATGATAATAAAATTTCAGATCAAACATTTGATGATGATGATAAAATGTTGATTTGTTTAAAAAATTATGTAAAAAAAAACAATAAGAAGAAGTATATTGTGTCATTATCGGGCGGAGTTGATTCAATGGTATTAGCAACTATTTTATGGTATTTAGGTTATGAAGTAATTGCAATTCACATTAATTATAATAATCGTAAAGAAACAAAATATGAACAAGAATTTCTGGAAGTTTGGTGTAAATATAATGGTATTAAGTTATATGTTAAAAGTATAGATGATGTAAGAAGGGGTTTAATAAAGAGAAGTGATTATGAATCATATACAAGGAAAGTTAGATTTGATTTATATAAGGAAGTTTTAACAGCAGAAAGTTGTGATGAAATATTACTTGGTCATCATAAAGATGATATAGTTGAAAATATTGTAGCAAATGTGTGTAGAGGACGTAATATCTTAGATTTGGCAGTAATAAAGGAAAGAAATCTAGTAAATGATGTAACAATGGTTCGTCCAATGATAGATTTATATAAAGAAAGTATATATAATTTTGCAAAAAAAAATGGTATTCCATATTTTAAAGATACTACGCCTGAATGGTCAGTGCGAGGTAAATATAGAACTAATGTGCATATTAGTTTAGAATATACATTTGGTGAAAATATGAAAGAAAATTTAATTGGTTTAGCTAGGCAATCAGATGAATGGAATATATTAATTATGAAAGAGTTGATCGAACCATTTTTAGAGTCAGTAAAACATAATTATGATGGTAATAGTAATTGTATATATTTTAATGTTCAAAATTATTTGAACCATCCATTATGTTTTTGGAATTTAGTTTTAGCGAAGTTGTTTTATCGTTATGGTAAAAATTGTCCATCAAAAAAGGGAATAGAAAGTTTTATGAATTTTATTCATGGAGACTGTAAAGTATCAATTTCAAATAGTTGTATTTGTAAAGTAAAAAATAATAATGTTTTAATTAGGTTTAAGACATAATTGTATAAATATATAAATGATTTATTTGAAATTATAGTTAATAAATTTTTATAATTAATTACTATCTTTAGTTGCGTCTTCATAATCACATGGAAGATAATTTTTTTCATCTCTAAAAATGAAATTATGAATTTGTTGAGTTAACCAACTATGATATAATTTTAGATTTTTATAGTCACGATTATCAACCCCTTTAGAAATAGTTCCATGCATTAAATCAGCCCATAAAGGATCTAAAATATCACAATGCCCATGTTCTACAGATTCAATAAATTCAACATTAAGGTCACTTTTTAAAGAAAGTAAATTTTTTATATCAAGCCGAAATGCGGGTATAAAAGGAATTATAAAGGGGTCAAGAGACCATTTATATGATTTTTCGGCACTAATAATAAGTAAATCTTTTAAATAAAATAATTTTTTATTTTGAATATTATTAAATAGATTAAATAATTTACTATTATCTACAGGGTCTAATAAAATGAGTTTTTTTATATTTTTGAAATCATTAGAAAGATTAATAGCATTAACACATCCACTAGAATGTGCTATTGGTATGATTGATGAATATTCATTTTCGATACTTTTAATATATTCATAAGATGCTTGATAGTCATTTGGTAAAACAGAAACAGAATATTTGTAATAGACTAATGAACTAATAAAATTATTATAAATATCAGCAGGTATAAGTGAGTTTGCTCCTGTAAAAAAGAGTAAAGATTTAAGATTTTTTGTAGGAAGATTATCAGGTTCATAAACTTTTATAATTTTATTATTGAAATTTTTTTTATAAATATTAGCAGGATAGTTAAACATATAGGAAGCATTAACTGAAAGTATAATTATAAAAAAATGAAATAGTGATTTCATTTGTAAATTATATTTATATTAAATATTTATGTATTAATCTATAAAACATATATTACATTTAGCATTTCCATTGATTATATTATAATTTTCAATTGAATTTTCATCATCTTTATATAAAATATTTACATTAAAATCTATTAATACTTTATTACAAATTAAACATTTAATAATTTTAAGTAAATGATATTCTTGCCAAATAATTTTCCTAATATCAAAAGGTAAATATAATTTATTATTTAGACTAGTGATATACATAAAATATTTGATACCAGAATAGTTCAACATTATATATTATAAATATAAAGATATATTTATTTTATTAATTAATGGAAAAACATAAAAAAGACTTAGCAGAAAAGGGATATACTATATTTAAAAATTTGTTATCAGTTGAAGAAGTAGATGAATATAAAAAGGAATTTTATAAATGGTTAGATATTGTTCCAGAGTTAAAAAAATTACATTCTATGATAAATTTTAGCGGTATTTTTAAATATCATCAGGTTGGAAATCAAAGATTTTCTTGGTTAGCACGAACTAATCCAAAAATAGTAAATATTTTTAAAGAATTATGGGAAACCGATGAATTAGTTACATCATTTGATGGGTGTTGTTATTATACAAAAGAATATAAAGGTAAAGAAAGATATTGGACACATACGGATCAGTCATCAAGAAAGAAAGGAGTTCATTGTTATCAATCTTTTGTGAGTTTAACAAATAATGTAGAGAGAACATTACAAGTATATGAAGGTAGTAATTTATTACATGAAAATTATTTTGAGACGATGAATATAGATGATCCGAAAGATTGGAATATAATTGATATTGAATATATAAAACAAATTTCAGATAGTAAAAGGATTTTAAATGTAAATGAGGGTGATTTGGTAGTTTGGGATTCTAGAACATTTCATCAAAATTTGTGTGGAAATGAAGAATGTAAGGAAGAGAGATTAGTGCAATATTTATGTTATTTACCTAAAAATAATGATGGTAATACAGAAAGAGAACAAAGATATAGAAAAAGATATTTTCAAACACGTAGAACAACTAGTCACTGGCCATATCCAATGAATGTAATACCATATCAACCAGATGCATATAATTATTATAATCCAGAAGAAGAAATAATTATAGATTATGATTCACTTCCAGAACCTTATTTAGATGATTTAAGAATAAAAATAGATGAATTATTATGAATTAAGTTTAAGCCATCCAACGATGATGTATTTATCCGAACTAATAGGCATATTACCTCTATGCGTGTATATCCATGTGGAAGGAAACATTAATAATTTGCCTAAGATTATTATTTATTGTATAAATTAAATTAGACATTATAATAAATTTAATTTATAATATTTATATTATTGTTATTTATCTCCATAATATAGTTTGCCTTTTACAGTATATTTGTCAAAATTTTTAGAGATATTATGTTTATACATGATATCCCAAGTAGATGGATAAAAAATTAAATTACCTTTTTTTGGTAAAATTTTGACTCCATTAATAAATTCGAGTTCACCATCTTCTTCAATTGTATTAAGAAAAAAGACAAATGATATCATAGTAGCACCCAAATCATTCCATTCAAAATCGTGTTTAAAATTTTGAAAACCAGTATTTTTATAATATTTAGAAATTGTGTATCCATTATCTTGAAAATTATAGTAACTAAATTGTTCGATAGTATCTGCGCAATATTTGCTATAAATCATTGTATATTTTCCAACTATTTCACAAATGATGTTATCTATATCTTTCCATAAATCAAAATCATGTGAATTTGGATCTATTCTATAAACTGAAAAATTAGAATCATTATTAATAATATTATTAATATTATTGCAGTTATTAAATTTATTAATAATATTATCACATATTCTATCACTTAAAACATTTTCATAAGTACAAATAAGTTTTTTAATGATATTATCCATATTAGTAATATACTAATAAAAATTTTAAATAGTTTTTTTATTTAATTTTTATCCAACAAGCGATAACATATTTTATATCACTTATAGGTACACAACCTTTATGCACGTAAGTCCATAAACATGGAAAAATTAGTAATTTTCCTTTTTCGGGTTTAATTTTAGTGCCGTCAATAAATTCAGTTTCACCTCCATCATCAACTGTATTTAAATAAAATAAAAGAGTAAAATATCTGTAATCAAAATTACCTAATTTGGAAAAATCATGATGGAAATTAAAATAATCTTCATTTTTACAGTATTTATGCATAAGAAATTTTGGAAAAAATTCAAATTCTTTAAAATTTAATAAATTTTTTAAATTATTGTTTTTATAAATATTTAGATAATTATTTATAATAGGTATTAATGAGTTATATATATTTTTCCATGTTAAACTATTATTAGTAATATATAAATCTGTTGTTTTTTTAAGGCTTATTTTAATTCCTCCCAGAGTTTCACCTTGAAATTGATTTACTATATCATTTTCAAAAGTATTTATAATTAGCTTGCAAAAATCATCAGTTAAAGTATTATTATAAACTTGAATTAAATTAGACATTATTTAATTATTATTCTAAATTTTTAAGTAATAACCAACCAGTCACTATATATTTATTAGAACTTAATGGTATATTTCCTTTATGGATGTATGACCAAGTTGCAGGAAAAATTAATAATTTGCCTTTTTCAGGTTTAATTTTAGTACCATCAATAAATTCAGTTTCACCTCCTTCATCAATAGTATTTAAATAAAATAAGTAAGTAAGTATTCTACACGATTCATATTTGACATTTACATCATCGTTACTAGTACCGTTTAAAAGAAAATCATTATGAAATTTATAATGTCCATCATTTTTTAAATATTTCATAATCATATGACATTGAGTAATGAAATTAGTTGGTAGTTGAAAATTAGTAATATTTTTGTATTCATTAATATAATAAGTTAATTTAGAATTAAGTAAATTAAATAATTCTAATAAATGAGTATTTTCGTATGGTCCAAAAGTTAAATCCATAGTTTTTTTGTATTTGGGCTTATATCCTCCTATAGTTTTTCCTTCTTCTAGATATATATTATGTTCAAATTTGTATATTAAATTTTCACAAACTCTAGAACTAATAGAATTTTCAAAAACTTGAATAAGATTATCCAGAATAATTAAATATTAACTAAGTTTTTAATATTTAACATGATAATTTAAAAATAATATAAGTTAATATAATAATGTTTATATCTAATCATTTTTTAAAATTATTTTATAATTTTATGCTGGGAGGAATGCCTGCATTAACATCAAATCCAATAAATAAGAATATTTTACATGCTCCATTTTTAGTAAATTCTTATTCAACATATATCAATTATCGGTTAAATAATAATCAATATAATAGAATCAAACATTTATTAAGAACAAATGATAATAACTTTAATATGGAGAATACAGCAATATTAAAAAAAACAGAGAAAGAATATTTTATAAGTATTAATATTTATAATTGTACTAGTCCAGTGTTTGATTTTTTAACAGATGGTCCGGCTACTAGATGTGAAATAAATACATATGTGGTAGATAAAAATAATTTAAAAGGAACTCTAATAATGGATTATGTATCAAATATAATATCATTAGATCCAGATAATTTGTTTAAGAAAAAAGGAAATATTAAATTTGAAAAAAAAAATGATATAATTAAGGGTTATGCAAATAATAATAATTTTAATTTGGAATTTAATTATAATAGTAAATATAATATTGATACGCGTAGATTAAGTTCAAAATTGATTAGATTTACTGATGTAATATTTTATAATTGTGGTTTATATGATAAATTATATTATGATTCATCATTAATAAAAAATAATATAATAAATTGTTATGATAATAATGTTAAATTTAATTTTTTAGATTTACATTTTAATGAGGTTCATTCAGTATTTTATTTTGAAAATAATATTAATTTTATAGGTGGTATGTGGGCAAATATATTTAAAGAATAATATAATGGGGTGATAATATCTATAAAATATAAATAAATTTTATTAATATTTTATAAAATTTTATTTGAATTTGCTATTTGTTACTAATCTATAAAATGTAAATAAACCAAATAATATAATAATTAGATGAGAAATCATAAATAATATATTTACCACTAAATGGTTATTAGCAGAAATCAAAGAAATATCGGTTTTATAATGATTATTTATAAAATTATATAAATTCATGTTAATAATACAAGAAGCAAATATAATTAATAAAGAAACAAAAGTTAATCCTGATGAATAAATTACACTTTTTCCTCTATAAAATCTAGAATAAGCTAATGCTGCAAATGATACAGCAGTTGTTAATGCTACGTTTCTAATAGTAGTTTGATAATACATTAGAATATCTTTATTGGATTGTAATTCTAACTCATTTTTTTTATTAGTTTCCATTATATATATATATTATATATTAAAAGTTAAATAAAAAAAATAGTACTAATTAATGGGTTTAATTGTAAATACATTAGTAAAAAGACCAATATTAGTAAATATTAATGTTAATATGTTATATAATTCAACAATTTATAATCCCATAATAGGTTCAAATTTAGGTGTTCCATTAAATATTTTGCAATTAGTATTTACAACTACATATTATCATGAAAATATAATTACTAATGAATTGATTTTATTACAATTTGCGATAGGCATTTTTACATATGGAACAGATAGATTATTTGATGCATCTAATTATTTAAAAAAAAATATAGATTTGAAAAAATATTCAGATGAGAAGATTAATTATTATGATTTTTTGATTAGAAGAATGAATTATAATATTTTTATAATAATACTAAGTTATATTTATATATTTGATTTATTAAAAGAAAATAAAGAAACATATCCTTTATTATTTATTTTAACATCAACATTATTTTATAGAGATTTCAAGAAAAAATTTGGTGAATTAAAGGCATTATATATTAGTATATTATGGACATTAGGTTGTGTAATATTACCTTGCGTAATTCATGATAATAATTATGAAATATTAAATCATCCATCAATATATATGCCTAGTAGTTTATTAATGTTTGGTTCAAGTAATATGTTAGATATAAAAGATATTGATGAAGATAGAGAAGAGGGTATAAATACATTAGCAATTAAATTAGGTAAAGATAAAAGTGAATTATTAACTACCGCTTCTATTACATTAGCAGCTATTATATTTATAACTAATTTTATTTAATCTTCTTTATTAAAAAATATATATAAACCTGCAATAATAGTAAAAATACCAAAAATTTTTCTTAAAATCTCAGTATTAGCTTTAATAGTGAATTTTGCAGAAAAGAAACTAGCAATAGTAAAAAGTAAAGCCATATATAGTGCTGCTTTTATATCACCAAAACCTTGTTTATATAGTGAAATAGCTGCAAATACTCCTATTGGTGGTAATAACATAATTAAAGAAGTTGCAATTCTAGATTTAAAAGAATTTAATACACCAAAAAAGGTTAATAATGGAACTATTAGTATTTCAGCTCCACCTCCAATAAATCCGGCAAATATGCCACTTATGAGTCCAGTTAAAGTTAAACCTAATAAATAGTTCATTTATATATTTAATATAAAATAATATATAAAAAAATGTATAGACCATTAAGAAGTCCACCTAGAACTCGAGATAGAAATGATATTTATCTAACAAATACTAGTTATACATGTTTATCTATTAAGTTTGCAATTGGTTTATCAATTAGTGCTGTCATTATTGTATCATATTACTCTAAATTTATTAGTTGACTGATTTTGAAGTATATAATATTGTAATTAACTATAATCTAAATTAATATAAAAAGTTATTATTAATTAAAATATTATGAAGATTATTTATAGTTTATTATTATTATTTTCAATTGTTAATTGTGATTTAGATCATGAATATAGTCATACTCATAGTATAAGTGATGGTCATTCTACACAACATAGTTCTATAATTATGCATAGTGATACAGGTTTTAATATTGAATATCTTGGAGATTCTGTAGTAAAAAATTATATAATTTTCAATAATTTTGAAAATGAAATAGAAAATAGATTTGTGTTAGATGGAATTAATAATAATTATACTATTGTTAATTATGCTAATAATATAGAGATTCATGATAATAAAGATCATAAATTAGAGTGTTTATATTATTCAAAGGTAGTAAATAATTTAAATTATACAATTTTAAACTATAAAAATGTTACATTTCATAATAAATTATTTTATATTAATGAAATATATAGCTATTGTTTAAAGAAAGATATACATGAAGATAATGATAACAATAGTTTTTTATTATATCCAATTTTGGTAATATCTTTATGTGTTTTAGTTATGGTATTAATTATAGTATCAGTTTCTTGTGGAGTAATGAGACATCGTGCAATTGCACATATTCATACATTTACAAGAAATCCAGTAAATGCAAAAAATGAAATACATATTCCAGAATTAGAAATTCCACAAACATTAGAACATATTCATACATAAAATGTTTAAAGGTGTAATAAAAATTACTTTGGTAATGAAATTTGTTTTTAATTAATTCTTAAAAACAAATTATTATACTATGCGTTTGGATTCATATTCCATTATTTTAATCTACTTCATCAATATTAGGCATTCCACCCATTCCACCCATATCAGGCATTCCACCCATATCAGGCATTCCACCCATTCCACCCATATCAGGCATTCCACCCGTTCCACCCATATTAGCTGTAATTTTTTCTTGAAGAGGTTTCATTTTTTCTTTAAATTCTTCTGTTCTTGATTCATATTCCTCTTTTGAAGCCATTTGATTACTATCAAGCCATTTTGTATTTTCTTCAATAACTTCAGTTAATTCTGTTTTCATATTTTCATCAATAATAGATGAGAATTTTTCATCACTTACTGCAGATTTCATTTGATAAACTAAACCTTCAAAATTATTGCGGGCATCAATAATTTCTTTTGCTTTTTCATCATCTTCTTTAAATTGTTCTGCGTCAGCAAGCATTTTTTCAATATCTTCTTTAGAAAGACGCCCTTTATCATTTGTTACTTTTATTTCATCTGATTTTCCCGTTGATTTTTCGAGTGCAGAAACAGTAAGAATACCATTAGAATCTAAATCATAAGAAATTTCTATTTGAGGAATGCCACGAGGCATAGGAGGAATGCCATGTAATGTGAATTCACCTAATTTATTATTATCTTTTGTAAATTGTCTTTCGCCTTCAAACACTTGAACTGTTACGGCGGGTTGATTATCGGCATATGTGCTGAAAGTTTGTGATTTTTTAGTAGGAATAGTAGAATTACGCTCAATAATTTTAGTCATAACACCACCACTAGTTTCAACACCTAATGATAAAGGTGCTACATCAAGAAGAAGTAAATCTTCAATTTTAGAGTCTTTAACTCCAGAAAGTAGAGCAGCTTGCACTGCAGCACCATATGCGACTGCTTCATCTGGATTTATTGATTTATTAAGGGATTTTCCATTAAAAAAATCAGTTAGTTGATTTTGAATTTTAGGAATACGTGTAGAACCTCCTACTAAGACTACTTCATGGATGGCAGATTTGCTAATGTTTGAATCTTTAATTACTTTTTCGACAGGTTCAAAAGTTTTGCGAAATAAATCACCACATAATTCTTCAAATCTTGCACGGGTAATGTTGCTAGTATAATCAATTCCTTCAAATAAACTATCAATTTCTATAGTTGCTTGAGTAGAAGAAGATAATGTTTTTTTTAGATTTTCGCAAGCACTTCTTAGTCTTCTAATAGAACGTTTATTTTGAGTAATATCTTTTTTATGTTTTCGTTTAAAATCTTGTGTAAAATGTTGAACTAGTCGAGTATCAAAATCTTCACCACCTAATCTAGTATCACCTGCTGTGGCTTTTACTTCAAAAACACCATCTTCTATACTAAGAAGAGTTACATCAAATGTTCCTCCTCCTAGATCATAAATAAGAATATTTTTTTCTTCAATTACATCTTTTTTATTATCTAATCCATAGGAAATTGCTGCTGCTGTTGGTTCATTTATAATTCTTAATACATTTAGACCAGCAATAGCACCTGCATCTTTAGTAGATTGTCTTTGAGAGTCATTAAAATATGCAGGAACAGTAATAACTGCACTATCTACTGTTTCACCTAAATATGCTTCAGCTATCTCTTTCATTTTAACTAAAATCATAGATGATATTTCTTCAGGTTGAAAATGTTTTTCTTCATTTTTATACATTGCTTTAATTATAGGTTTGTTATTTTTATCGATAACATTAAATGGAAAATGTTTGATATCATTTTGAGTTGATGAGTCATTAAAATTTCTACCAATAAGGCGTTTTGCATCAAAAATTGTATTTTCTGGATTTTGAGAAGATTGATTTTTTGCAGCATTTCCGATTAATCTATCGGTTTCAGTAAAAGCAACATAAGAAGGTGTTGTTCTCATTCCTTGATCATTAGCAATAATTTCACATTGTTGATTTTTCCATACAGCTACACATGAATAAGTTGTTCCTAAATCTATACCAATTGCTACCATAATAATTATTTATTAATAATTTGTTTTTAAATTGATTAAATATAATTTAAATATAAAATAGATAAATATCTATATGACTAGTATTATCTATCATTCTTCATCCTTTGAAGATATGGTAAGAATAGTTAATTTACTAAATTTTAAAATAACTGAATTAGAAAAAAAAATTCATGTTTTAGAAAATAATTCACCTAATTATTATAATAATGAAATAATTTTAGATGATAATATATTTAAATCTATACCAGTTAATGCTCCTCAATTAACTAGACAAAATGCTTTTATTATTAATATTTAATATTATGTTTTGATTTTTAAAAAATTGAAGAAAAAAATTTTTTTTTTTAATTATTTAACTATATATGCTAACTAATTTAGAAAAAAAAAATGTATATGAAGTCTATCAAGATATAGCAGAACATTTTGATATTACTAGAGTTAATAAATGGACTTGGGTTGAAGAATATTTGAATAAATTAAAACTCAATTCGTTAGTATTAGATTTAGGTTGTGGTAATGGTAGAAATATGAATCATAATAATATTAAATTTATTGGAGTTGATAATTGTGATAAATTTGTTAGAATTTGTAATGAAAAAGGTTTAAATGTTATTAATTCAAATATGACTAAAATAAATCTAGAAAATGAAAAAGTAGATGCTATAATATGTATTGCTGCATTTCATCATTTATCTACACCAGAAAATAGGATAGATGCATTAAGAGAGATGAAGAGATTGGTAAAACCAAATGGTAAAATTTTACTATCTGTATGGTCCATTAATCAGCCTTTAAAAACTAGAAGAAAATTTAACAATTATGGTAATAATATTGTTTTATGGAATTCATATGGTAAAATTTATGAGAGATATTATTATATTTTTAAAGTTGATGAAATAAAGAATTTATTTCGTTTGGTAGGATTATCACTAGTTAATCATGAATATAGTTGTGGAAATGAAGTTTTTACATTACTTCGTATTTAATAAAAATAAAAATAAATTTTTTTTATTATTTATTTCTACTTGAAATAATTATATAATTTTAATAATTTTCTAATAATTTATTATTATTTAGTAATAAATTATTAATTTTTTATATTTAAGAAAATGTGCCAGCGAGTGAACCAATGCATTCGTGATCATCTAAATCGGCGTCAGTATTACTAGCAACGGTTAAATTGAAATTTACAATAAGTTCACCAACTGCCTCAGTGCCATCGCCTTGGGCACCACCATTAGCTGAACTGATTGGTGTACCAACAGTTACTGTATTTTTGAATGTTAGAACATCACCTACTTCAAAATGTAAAAAGTGGAATGCTTTTTCCTCATCAGATAATTCTGGAACTGGATCATCTGTAGTATCGCCTTGTTGTCCACCTTGCGCACTCGCACCTAGAAGTTTATTTACTCTAGTAGGAGTAAATGAAGCCGCCTGTTTAATAATTTCACCTATTATACTATCTACATTATCAGTTTCGCTGCTTGACATAGTTGCTCCAGCAGCAGTTGTTGGATTAGTATAACCAGTTCCACCGGCAGCGGCACCAGAGAAATCACTGTCTAAATATAAAGCACAATGTTTAGCTAATTTTATAGTGAATGCATCACGTGCAGAAGAAGATGTTTTACAGTCTGTTACTTCACTAGCAGTTAGAGTAATCTGGTGAGCTTTTTCTGTGCTTGCACTTGAACCAACATCAGTGCTAGAATCATCGTCACCAATTACTTTACGGCAGAAAGTATCAATTGCTAAAGATCTAACACCTTCAACAGATGTATCATTAGCATCCTGGGATGCTTCTGTCATAATATCAACTAATTCTTTTAATCTTAGTGCATTCTCAACGGGTACTGTTAAACCTAATAGATGACCAACTGAATTACCGATTAGTGTATTTTTAGCATCCGCATATTTAGCATCTTTTAATGTTAACCCTTCTAAAATATTTGTGCGTGTGCAAAGTGTATTTGTTGCATCATGAGCACCGTCAGTAAATAATACAGCAAATGTATGATCCATCCAATATTTGGGGATTTTCATTTCTACATCAATAACATTAGCACCCGAAGAAATTACTGGGTCAACTGCAAGTTTAACTAAATTAGCAAATGTCGCAGACGAACAATCGGTACCTGTTAATTGATAATTAACCATCTTTATAATATAAAATTATATAATAAATTTCACAAATATTATAATATATAAACTTAACTAAATATTATAATATTTAAACTTTTCTAAATATTATGAAATTAAATTTAATTATCTAAATTATATTTAATATGAATATATTTAAAAAGTCAGACATAATTGCACGAACACAACATAGTAAAGGAAATAATTTATTAGAATTAAATAAATTTGAAAAAATGCATAAAATAGTTGAATCTAAATTAAGTGATTATTTATCAGATTATGCATTGGGTTATGTTAATAATTTAAACGACAATTTTACTGATAATCAATATAAATCTTTAGGTTTAATATTAGGTAATCAAAATAATTTTAGAGATGTTGATGCATATAACTATAATAAATCTACATTTATTAAATATTGTTCTACATTTCATCGCGTTTTAGATGGTTTGCATATAGCAATTATAAATAATAATGAGTTAATTACTAGATCAGAGGATTTAAGTGGTGCATTAAATATATTAAGAACCCCTACTAATTTATTAGACTATTATTCTGAGAGATTTTTAACCACGGATTATCGTTTTGAAGAATATTTAGCTAGTAATACTTCACTTACTCAATTAGAATTTAAAGATGAATATAGAGTTTATATACAAAAATATGGTGTTCCGGTTAATTTTAATTTTGAGTCTGAAAAATTATCAGCTATTAGAATAGAATTGGGTATAACTTAATAAATTGAAACTATTGTTTTAAGTATTATATAAATAATTTTTTTCTAAACGAATTAATATTTTCACTTGAATATTCACATGTAAATTCAAATACAAAATTAGTAGGATAATTTTGTAAATCAATTAGTCTACCATAGCAATCTAAAACTTGAATATGTAATTTTCTGATTCTAACTCCTCCATAATATTCTCTTTTAATACTATATATTGTGTTAGAATTAGTATTAGTTTGTGAAAAAGGATTAGAACCAATCGGAAGTCTTGCTATAATATTATCACTTGTTATAGTTCCTCCAAATCCTAGTAAAATTATTTGTTGTGATTGATTTCCAACAAAATCATTAACGGATATATATATACCAGAATCATTAGTATGTCCATATATATTAGTAGTTTCTAAATATCCATAGTATTCATAAATTCCAATAGTTTTAATATAATTACTATTATTAAACGTTATATTTTTATATTGAGAATTAGCCATATCATATACATCACTTAGATTATAGCCAATTGTTCCAAGACAACTAAGTGAAAAATTTATTTCATTCATATAATTTTGATAATATGGTTTTTCATAATTAATACATATACTAGGTAAATGTATATTACGTATTGAAAATGATAATTCTAAATTAGCAATATCATTATATGTTATATTAGTCCAGGGATAAATATTTAAAAATGTATCTATTTCATCGCTAGTTTTAAATCTAAATACAGGTTTAGCCGATGATTCTGGAACTTCAAATTTTAAATATCTTAAATATTTATTTCTTGTTACATCATTAAATGCTACATCTAAATAATAACTAGATATAAAATTCTCTATGTCTGTAGCAAACCATACACCATCTGGTATACTAATAGTATAATCTATATTTTCACTTATTTCATTATTTGATATACATATCATAAATTTATTGTTACCTTTTTTTTCTGAAAAAGTATACATTATATTGGGTATATCACTATTAACAAGTTCCATTGAAATTACATTATTAATTGTTTCTGGTAAATCAATTACAAAATTAGTCGATTGTGTCACTTTATCACATACTTGGTCTGGATTACCAGTTACACCACAGTTTGATGGTATTGATAGTTGTGATGCAGGAGACTTAAATTCAGAATTAATTGCAATTTGTTTCTTTATAGTATTATATGTATTTGGATTTACAGCTATATTAGATTGATTCACACTATTAATATTATGTATTTTATTATCTAATAAGTTAGTTAAATTTTCTTGAAATTTATCTAATTTATTAATTAGCTCTTCATTATGAGAAATATTTGATATTTTATCATTATAATTTTCATTATTTAAATTTAAATATAATAAATTATATACTTTAGTAAAAAATTTATTTAAATTATCAGCTAAAGTAACATCTGCTAATTGATGCAATTTATTTATTTTATTATTATAATTTTTTTCAAGCAATTCTTTTGTAAATTTACTATTAGTATCTATATTTAATAAATTTTTTAATTCATTAAATGAATAGGAATTAATATCCATATCAAAATCAGACATTTTATATAGTATATTATATATTATAATGAATTTAATCTAATTTATATAATATTTTTTTGTTGCGTATTATTATAAAATGGGTGGAAAAGACGACATAGCTAATCTTGGTGCAGGAGAACAAGAAGCGCTTGTTTCAGCGCGTTTAGGTGATATTAGAAAGCGTGTCAATGCTGAATCCTGGTCTAATAATATGGAACAATTAATTTCTGATTGGGGAGAAAAGGCAGCAGGATTAAGATATATGCATGGACATTCTGGTGGTAAATGGAAAAAGTTTTCAAATAATTTAGCAGTTGCAAGTATTGTAGTAACTAGTGTTGCTTCTACTATTTCATTAATAGCTACAAGTGTAGAAGATCAAGAGACTAAAAATGGAATATTATTTGGTGTTGGTGGTGTAGGATTAATTTCAGCATTACTTCAATCATTTAAAAAATTTTATAATGCAGAAGAGAAAGCTGCTGATCATGCTTCAGTTGCAAAACAATTTGGTTCATTTTATAGATATATTACATTACAAATGAATATGTCTAGAGAAGATCGCGATCCTTCCGATGTTTTATGTGCATATGCATTAAAAGAATATGAAAGATTACAACAAGAATCTCCTCCTCTTTCAGGAGATTCTATTAAATCATTTAAAGCAAAATTCTTAAATGGTGAGCAAGCTGTTCCAGATGTAGCGGAAGATAAATTTGTAATTCATATTACTAGACCTAATGAAGAGGTTAATGTTTTAAAAGAATCTAATAGATTTAATCTATCTGCACCAGCATCACCATCTACAGAATCAAGTGAAAATTATACTTGATTTTCATTAATTAATCTACTATTATTAATCTTAACTTCTAATGTAAATGTAAAGTCTTCATTTATATTAGTATTTACAATGTTTCCATAATAATCTATTATTTTTATATTAAAATTAAGAAGATTAATAACTCCATCGTATTGTCTTGTGTGATCATTACGAGTATCTGTAATTGAATATGTTTCATTTATGTAATAGTTTGTTTTTGGAGTTCCAAGAGACCCGTTAATTTTAGCAAGGATTTTTTGGGTAGACATATTATTATTTAAAAATAGTTTATGTGTTTCAACTATATTAGATTGATATTCATCTAAGCAAAAAAATAATTCTGTATTGCCTTTGTTTGAAAAAGTGTAAGTTGAATTTATTTTTGAATTATATAATCTGTTATTACAAATATCATTTATTGAAGTATAAAAATATGAACTTTTATTAAAATCAAAACCTAAAATACTTGCTAATGAATAATATTTTGTATAGTTTTTTTTGAAGTCAATAGAGAAATACACAAATGATGCATCAGTCGTGGAAGGATTAATTAAATAATTATTAGATAATTCAAATACGATTTTTTTTGAGTTTTCATTTATTGAAAAATGAATATTTTTCAGAAAAATATTATCAGTTGATGAATTATCGAAATATGTATTATTTAAATAATTTTCAAGAGTTTTTGGGTCATCATAATATCCATCTTCAATTACTATTGAATTTGAAAAATCGCATACATTTACACCATTTTGTTTAGAAAATTTTTTTATTATGAAAGTATTGTTTGATTTAGATGAACTTATTAAATATGGTTTTTTTATATTAATAGATGCTAATTTAATTCTACTTATATTATTTATTGGAGTTGATAATATAAAATTACTATTTGTTGCTGGTATAACAGTTTCTAGTAATGAATTATTTCTTGCTCTAAATAATGTATTAAAATGTAAATAATTATAAGTATTATAATTTTCAATAATGTTTTTATTTTGTTTAATTAAATCATAAATGTTGTAACTATCATTTTCTACTCTTAATACCTCATTATTGCCTATATCATTAGTATCATTATTATCATTAGTATCATCATTATTATTAGTATCATTAGTATCATTATTATCATCATTATCATCATTATCATCATTATTAATATTTATATTATCCATAGTTTCAATTATATTACCATAATCAGATAATATATTACTGTTATAATTTTCATTATAATAATCTAATAATTTGTTTTGAATATTTTTTAAAAATTCACTAATTATTTCATTATTTTGAAAATAGTTATTATTTAAAAAATTTACAATATTGATTACATCATCTTTAGTATAATCATTTGGTAATTCTAATATGTTTTCTAATTCTTCATTACTATAATGATCTAAATTTGTGTTTATATTAGCATTCATAATTATATAAATAAATACATTTATTTATTAAATCGTAATTTTATATAATCATTTAAAATTTTATGATAGTTAAATTCTTTATTATTTTTTATATGTTTTGGTATTATTTGTATTCCTTGTCCTCTTTTGCAGTGAAATGCAGATTTAAATATTAGATCTTCTAGTTTTTTTATAATAATTAATTCGTAGCTAGTAAATTCATTTTTATCAATTCTATATTTTGATTTGTAAGTATATCTGTTATAGTTTCTATCAGTATAAATTTTGTATTTATCTTTTAAATAAAGTTTATTTTTTATTAAACCAATACCTTCTATGTGATTTATGGAATTATTCATTTCTAAAACAATTAATTCTTCATTTGGTAATATATTTTCACTTATTTTAACTGGTGAAGAATAAATGCAAATTATATTATTATTTTCTCTAAATTTTTTATTTTCATAGTAAGTTTCATTATTAAATCGTGTAACACATATTTCCATTTTACATATCGTTATTTTACTAGGTAAATTAATTCAATTTTTTTAAATATAAATAATAGTATTATGATTATAATTTTTGTAAATTATTATGATTATAATTTTTGTAAATTATAAAGTTTCTATATTATTTTTTAAATAATATACTCCTAATGTTATAGTTTTTACATATTTTATTTCGTTTTTTATAATATTAATTTTTTCATCTTCGTTATAATCATCAAGAATTTTATTATTAATAGAATAAATAAATTTGTATTTTATTATCTCATTATATATTTCACTTATGTATGAATTACTTGTATCTTTTATGTGATTAATAATTATATATCCATTCTCATTTGAAATATTTAAATTTAGAGATTCATTAATAATAGGTAATGTTAAAGTTTGAAAGTTTTTATCTTGAAGGTAATTTATTTCGTTAATAACTTTTTGAATATTGGTTTCACTATCTTGAAATAAATCGTAAATTATATTTTCGATAGTTCCAGATGGATAATCATTTTTGTATTTTTCTTTCATTTGCCTACGAATTTCTATTTTTAAATCTTTTATATTATTCTTATAAAATGAACTTATTATTTCATTAATATTTGATTTTTTTATACATAATATTTTATTATTATTTAAATATTGTTTGTATTCATTTTTTAAGTATTCTAATAATATATTTCTAATATCATAAATATAATCACCCATTTATATAAAATATATTAAACTAATTTTAATATTAAATTTTAATTATTATAAATATAATATTAAAATAATATGAGTAATATCAATAATATGAGTAATCTAATAATTGATTTTTTTAAAACATGTAAATATTTTGTTTACTTTAATTTATTTTTAAATGTTTTAATTTTAAATATATTATATTATAAATTAACTAATAACATAAATTATACATTTATTAGATGGTTGTATAATATTATAAATTTGAATGGTTGTATTTTAATTAAAATAGTTCAATGGATAAATAGTAATTACGAGATATTAAACATTAAGGATGGTAAATTAATTTATGATATTTTTTCTCCGTTTTATGAAGATTGTAATATACACAATTTAAACTATACTAAAAAAATATTTTTTGATGAATTTAAAGAAAATTTTGATGATATTATAGAATTAGATCATTCATATAATATTAAATCGGGATCAATGGCACAAGTTTATAAAGGAACTTACTATAATAAAACTGTAGCTATAAAAGTTATTCATCCTGATATTAAATATCAATTGATTTTTCCTATTTTTTATATTAAATTATATAAATTTTTTGTCAAAAATGTGTCTTTTTTGAAAAAGTATGATACAGTTTTTATTTATGATAGTTTTTTTAATAATTTAAAAAATCAAACTAATATGATAAATGAATTTAATAATATGATATATTTTTATAATACTTATATTGATAATGAATATGTATTGATACCAGAACCTTTACAAGCAACAAACAATATTTTATTAATGGAATTTATTGATGGTGATAAATTTGAATCATTAGATATTTCTATATTTGAAAAACAAAAAATAATTTCATTGTTAAATATGTTTATAAAAGATTGTTATTTCTTTAAACATTATTATCATTCTGATTTGCATGAATCTAATTGGAAAGTAATTAAATATAATGATTTTTATAAATTAATTGTTTATGATTATGGATATATATCACAAAATAATTTTCATCAAACGTTTAAAGATCTCACATATTATAATGATATTGTAGATGTTAATTCTATTCTTGATATCTTATATGTCCATTGTGAAGATATTAAATTTACAAAAGAAGAATTTAAAAATGAATTTTATAAATATATCAAAGAAATAGATCTAGAAATTAGAGAACCATTTAGCGATGAATTAACAATTACATTGTATACTTTTATATATAAAAAATCTATTATTTTTAAACCATATCTTTTTGAGATGTTTATTTCGACTATATTATGTAAAAAAAATATTATTAAATTTCTTAATTTGAAAAAAGTTGGAACTAATAATTATAATTTATTAGTTTCCTCTTATTTAGATTCTATATATTTATGTAATAAATATAATATTTTCAATGAATTAGCATTTCATTATAAAAACGTGTGTATTCATGATCCAAATATTAAAAAATCATATGTATTTGAAAATACATATTTTGATAAATTGGTATCATCACAATATAATTCAATTGATATTTAAATATATCCTCTTCCATTACATTTTTTACAAATATTGAATTTAAAATTACATACATAATTTAATTTACATCTTGTATCTGTTTTCCATCCGCTTCCAAAACATTCTTTACAAATGCTTCCATAGTATTGATCAATAAATGATTTATTTTTTTGGTGTTTTAGTAAATAGCAGTTTACTTGTCCTTCTATATCATTTGGAATTGGAATTAAATTAGATTTTAAAGCACTGCTTAAAAATCTAATGTTATTTCTTAACATTTTTCTATTAAAATAATTTATCTCTCTTTATATCAATTTTAAAAATAAATTGATATAAAATTTTTATTATTTTTATTATTTAAAATGGAAATTTCTAATTATTATTATGAAGATGATTTTCTATATCAAATTGATTTATCAATAGAAACCGGTAATATAAATTATATCAGAAATGCAATTAGGCAATATAAAGATGTTTTAAGTATATATTATATTGATTGGGCTAATAGAATTATTATGGAATTAACCGAAGACTCAATGAATGAAATGATTATTAATTAAACAAAAAATTTATAGTTTTTAAAATTATTTTCTATAAATTCTATTTCTTTAGTAGAGAGATTAAAGAAATTATTTACTAATTTATCACGATTCTCTCTATCTATATTTTTTAATTTTGGAAAATTTGGTATTTTTGTTATAACAGGAATAAAACTAAATGTTGCGCGTTCTAAAAATCTCATTCTATAATTACAACATAAAATTATAAATAATGTAAATTTAGTCGAGAGAAAGTGTTGAATCTCTTCTAATTCCTCAATATTATAATCACTACCCGAGATTATATAATTATCTCTTGTAGATACTCCATATATCCCTTCTTTATCTAAATATGGTATTCCATACATTTTATGAGGTAATATTAATTTTGGTTTTTTAAAACAATATTGTGATTTTATGTTAGAATAATTCAACACTATATATGCTACTAGTCCATTTAAATAACAGCTTTTTATATTGGGAAAATTACAATTCTCTCCACTTGTTTCAGACAGAATCATTTTTTTTGGAGGACTATTTGTTTTATTAAATTTTAATGATCCTACTGAATCTATATAATTTTCTAATTTTTTTATTATATTTATTCCATTTATAGGTATTGGATTATTTGGTTTTAATGAATAATCTATATAATCTCTCTCTATTTTATCATAAATTTTTATGGATTTATTATCCCAATCACTTGTATCATTATTTTCAATTAAAAAAAAACAAGTTGGTGTTTGTGCATGATATTTAAATGCTTTTGCACTATCAGAAGTACATAAACATTTTAATTTATGAATTTGCAAATTTGTTAAAGTATTATAAAGATTTGCTTTATCAGTTTTAAGCCAGAGAGAAGGTATTATTATATTCAGAAATCCTCCTTCTTGAAGTAAAGTTAAACTTTTATTAATAAAATCTACATAAATAGATTTACCATCATCTTTTTTTTTTTGATTATTATTAGTTGGTGTTTTTATTGAACCATTTATATTATAAGGCGGGTTACCGATTATAAAATCAAATTTATTATATTCGTATTGATTTAATGAGAGAAAGCATTTATTTATTATATTTGCATCATTTGTAAATAATTCTTTTAAATAATTAATATGTGGCGGATAAATTTCAATCATAAATAACATATTTTTGATTATATGTTCTTTGCATTGTATTTCATTTTCAAATTGATCAGTCAGATTTTTAATTAATCTATTATATAAATTAACTATAAAAGCACCTTTACCCGCCCCAATATCTAACCAAGTTAAATCTTTCATTTTGAAATATTTTTCAGGTATTAAATCCAAAATTTCATCTACTAAATTATTAGGTGTATAAACAATACCATAATTATTTATATCAGATTTATTTAATCTATTACTATCCATTTAATAATATTTAGGATTTTAATTTTTTATTATTACCTATTAAATAATCCTATTTTATAATTTTACTATTTTCAATTTTCTCAATTTCTTTGATAATAAATTTATTATTTTTTAAAGCAGATTTAATATGTTCTTTATAATGAGATCGCAGAATTCCTATGTAATCTTCACTATTAAATTTATAAATAGGAAACCATCCTATCGCTTTTTTTTCATATAGTCCATTATGTTTATTATCAATAATAGATTCTGTATGTTTTTCAATAAATTTATTATTATTCATAAAATATTTTGGTAAATCTTTATTATATTTACAAGAATAAATATAAGTTGTGTATTTATCATAACAAATTGATAAAATCATATTATTATTTATTTCTTCTTCCATTTCTTCTTCTGTTCCAAAAAATCCATTTAGTTCTTCATTTCCTTCTCTAATTGCTGTTTTAAATGGTTTTTCACCTTTATGTGAGCTTCCGCCAAAATCTGACCATAAATTATTATTATTACGCTCTTGTCCTAATAGTAGAAATAATGTCCCTCTATATAATGCTACCGGTAGAATTCCAGCACCCATTTATCTTAGATTATTGTAACAAAAAAAATCTTTACTATTTTTATCAATTTTATTTATTATTATTATTTTTAATTTTTTTCATTATCTTGTATATTTTTTTAATTATATTTTTCATTATCTTTGTTTTTTTTAGGCTTTTCCTTTCACGATTATCAATTTTATCGTCTTTAGACATCATATATTATATAAAAAAAATTTATTTTTTTTGGAAATTTTATTTTTTTACTTAATTCTAATTATAGCTTTACTTAATTCTAATTATAGCTTTACTTTTCTGTTGTCGCTACTTTCGCATAGGTTACACGTCGACGCTTTGAATCATCATCATCCTCACCATGAGATGTATCCATTGGAATAGACACTAGAAGCTTTGTGTTTGACTTGATATCTTCAGTCTTCATCACTTCGTATGCTGGGTTGTTAATACGGCGGTGTGCATTTTTGTTTACAAGAAGAGGAAAGAACTTTGTATGGTGATACACAAACCGAGTCTTGGTATTCGGATTCTTAATATCCTCCTGTAGAGTTCGAGATGTCTCATTATCAAACCATTCGTCAAAATGGATGAATGCCTCGCGCCGATTCTTTACTACATTCTTAACAAAGTCGACACGCATCACCTTACCGATATTGTGGTGAAAGAACTGATGCTTGATGTATGCCTCAGTGATGTGGTCTTGAACAACGGGGATGTAAAGAGAAAGCATCGTTCTTATTAATAATTGTTTGATGTTGTTATTTAAAAATTATTTTCTATAATCAATTTTTTTTATACCTAACAAAAAAATTGATTTATTTTATTTTAAAAAGAAATCAGTATAAATATTAATGACTAAAAGAAAGTATCAACCAGTTGTTTCACAGATTATTCTTAATGATATGTCTAATAGGGATAATACTGATTTATTAAACTCTCAATATTATAATGAATTAAATCTTGATAGTATTAAAATTTTTGATGATCGTATCATATTTCATTCTACTGTTTCAAGTATTACAATAAAAAAATTATTTGAATTTATAAAAATAATTTTGGAATCGTCTATTTATGATAGAATCAATAATCGTATATATATACATATTATTTCAAGAGGAGGAAATTTACAGAGTTTATATGATTTTCTAGATATAAAAACTAATTATTTTGCAAATTTAGAATTAGTTTCAGTTATTGAAAGTAGTTGTACTGATGTTGGATTTATGTTAGCTTCATTATGTGATTATAGAATTATTAAAAAAAATGTTATTTGTTATATGAATAAACTTAATGATAATAGTAAATATTGGGGTTTTTATGAACAAGGTGAAAATTTATTACAAAAATTTGATTATGTTATTTCAAAAACAAAGTATAAAGTTTCAAAAGATAAAATGTTAAAATATATTAAACAAACTAATATTTGGAATGCAAAAAAAATGGTAAAAATTGGATTTATAGATGAAATTATCTAAAAATTGATATAATAATAATAATAATTATAATATTATAAATGAAATATTATAATTTAGATAACGCGGTTAATGTTTATATACAAGAATTTCAAAATTATCCAAATAAAATTGAAGAATATAAACTTAATTTTTTAAAGAATCATTTTTATTATTTTGTAGAAAAATATATTGATGTTACTAGAGAAAATTTATTAATTGGTTCTACTAATAATAAAAAATTTTTATATTTTCAAAATAGATTAAAACCTAATATACATTTTGTTTATAATTTAAATAATCCTAGTAATAATTATTTAAAATTTGATTATCCTATAAAATTTACAGAAAAATTATATAGTGATGAATTATACTATAAAAAATATAAAACTCAGATATTAAAAAAAAAACAGCTAGATAATTATAAAAATAATTGTGAATGTATAATTGCTTAATTATAAAAACATTCAAATGATGCTACAAAACTCCAATCCATATTATTTATAGGAAAATTGCGTCCAAATTCATCTAATATTTGAATTCTTAATCTTTTTATATTTGTAGGTCCAAAATATTCTCTTACATGTTTATTAGTATACAAATAGTCACCTGGCGCACCTGCATTTTTAAATGCTGTTTTATCTTCTAAACAAGATAATATATTAATTCGAGATATTATATTAGGTGCGATAGTTGATGGTGATGCTACTGCAAAATAGTTTCGTGAACTTGTTTGAAAATCATCGATTGCAATGTATAAATATCTAGGATATGCAATATGACAAATACAAGGAGAGATTATTGAGGCAGTATCAGGAGTAGCTGTAGGATTTGCTATTGATGGAAATGGTCCACTTGTAATTGCACTTGAACAATCTATAATTGCTTTATCTGATCTAAATCCAAGTTGCCATCCTAATTTTTGATATAGGAAATTTTCGCTGCAATTATTTAAAGTTCTTTCGTTATCAATATTAAAATTTATTGCAATTTGACTTCCTGATTCTACTTTCTCATTAATTGCGAATTTATTATTGTAAATAAAAGCACCAAAACCACTTATTGGATCAACTTTAAACGTTAAATTTTTAGAAATATCATTAGCACTTTGGGTATTACTATTTACTTGTGTTTTAATTTGTGTATTTATTTGAGTTTCAATATTCTGTGCTTTTCTTTGAGCACTAGAAGTAAATAATGATTCATATAATCCCGGGACTAAAACTATATTCCAACTATCATCATTAGTAATAACTTCAACCTCATTTGGTGGACTTCCAGTTACTGATTTTTTATTTAATTCTATACTAAAAGTATTATTATTTAAATCGTCACTTACATTATGGTATGATAAAGGAATTTCTATTGATGAAATAGACATTGTTACTGCATTTGTAATAGTTTCAGGTAATTCAATAATATAATCATGACTTTTATTATTTGGATTATCATAGTTTGATCTAAATATACTATCTATCGTAAATGTTTTTTTAATAATAGATTTATTTACTTTTTTATTGTTTTCTAATACTGATGCATATCCATTCTTATTATTATTAATTATAAAATGATTTCCATCATATTTATTAACATCATTTAATATACTATCATTTTCTATTAATGAATTTAAATATTCATTAGCTAATTTATTTTTTATATTATCTAAAAAAATGTATAATTCTTCTTTTTTATTTTCATTTATATCACTTTTTGAGATTTGATTTTCTAAATTATTTTTTTTTATTAAAATATCTTCTTCGTTATAAGGTTTTATTAATTTTAATAGATTTTCTAATTCTGTTAATGTATATGTATTTATATCTAGATTTACTTTATCCATTGTTATATATTATTTGATTATATTTAATTAAAAATTGATATTAATATTAATTTTTTTTGATTATTTAAGTCTATTTTAATGAAAGATATTGAAGATTTTATCAAAGTCAAAAGTACTTTGGGTAAAAATGATTTTAATAATGTAGATACTGCTAAATATGATTTGAACAAATCTAAAATTTTGTTTAATAATTTATTGTTATGGTTACAAGAAAATGATAATTTAAATACTATTGATAATACCAATTTTAAAAAATTATTTGAAGCAAAATTAAATAAAGAAATTAGACAGTCTAAAATTCAAGATTTAAAAAAATCGGTTTTGTTAAATATATTCAATAATTTACTTACAAAACATGATTTTCAATCTGATTTACATAAGTATTTTGATAATTTTAAATTACTATTAAGAAAGCGACCAATGAGAAATATTTCTGGAATTACATCAGTTACAGTTATTTTACATCCTTTTCCAGATGGTCAAAAATTTAGTTGCAAACATGATTGTTTTTATTGTCCCAATGAACCTGCCCATGAAGGAAATAATTGGCAGGCACAACCTAGGTCATATTTATTTTGGGAGCCAGCAGTTCAGCGTGCTAATCGTTGGGAATTTAATGCTATTAAACAAATGTTTGATAGATTAGATGCTTATTTTGCAAATGGTCATACTATTGATAAATTAGAATTAATTATTGAAGGTGGAACATTTACTGAATTTCCAGTGCCTTATTTAGAAAGATTTATGAGAGATTTAATTTATGCGGCAAATATTTATTTAGAAGTAAGAAAACTCTATCCTAATTATGATAATTTTGAAATTGGCGATTTAGATTTAGATCTATTAAAACATATTCGTAAACCAGCTACAGTTCAAGAAGAAATTATAATTAATAAAACTTCTAAAATTCATATTATTGGAAATTGTATTGAAACTCGTCCAGATGCGATTAATAAAGAGTGGCTTCAATATTTTAGAAAATGGGGAGTTACTAGGATTCAAATTGGTGTACAGCATACAGATAATAAAATATTAAAAAAAATTAATCGTGGACATACTATTGAATGTGCACTACAATGTATGCAATATTTAAAGGATAATTGTTTCAAAATTGATATTCATATTATGCCTGATTTACCTGGTTCTACCCCTACAATGGATATAGAAATGTTTAAATATGTATATAATGTTGTTTGTCCCGATCAAATGAAGGTTTATCCTTGTCAAACTGTTCCTTGGACTAAAATTGAAAAATGGTATAAACAGGGTAAATATATTCCTTATTTTGATAAAAATCCACAAGATTTGATTAATGTCGTTAAATATAGTATGCAAACATGCCCTAATTGGATTAGATTACCTAGAGTTATTCGTGATATTCCATGTTCAACATATGTTGAAGGAGGTAATAATATTGCTAATATGCGGCAAATTATAGATAATTTACTTGATGGTGAAGGTATTGTTTCATATGATATTAGGGCCAGAGAAATTGGAAGAAATTCTAGTTATTATAAAAAACCTGCTGATTATAATATATATAAATATTCTGCAAATAATGGAACAGAATATTTTATATGTTATGAAAGTTATGATAAAAAAGCATTATTTGGTTTTATTCGATTAAGAATCGTTAATAAAAAAGATAATATGATTGAATTTGATGTTCTAAAAGGTAAAGGTTTAGTTCGTGAGTTACATGTATATGGTGAAACTACTGCTGTTAATTCATATAAAAATAATGCTGCACAACATAAAGGAATTGGTGGTGGTTTATTAAAAATTGCAGAAAAAATTACAAAGCAAAATAATTTATATGGAATAGTTGTAATTAGTGGAGATGGTGTGCGAGGATATTATGAAAAAAAAGGATATCAGGATCAAAATACATTTATGGTTAAACATTTTAGAATATGGGATATTTGGTTTACTATTTTCTTGAAATATCTAAATTATTTATTTTATATTTTCAAATGTTAAATCAACCACGAAAGTTAAATATATTTGATTCTAATATTGAATTATTATTATTTGTATTTTTTTTTAATAATTCAAAACAATTATTATTTAATATACTATTACTCTCATTTTTTTTCTTATCTTTATCCAATAGTATTATTGCCATTGCAGAATAATTATGTAAATCAATTAGTGTGTCTCTTAGTGATTCCGTATTTATTAATGTTATATTTTTAGCAGATATTGATTGTAATCGACTTATTTTGTCTCCCATTCTAACTAAAACACCAATTACACCATAATTAGCAAATGCATCACCATAATCTGAATTTTTTTTCTTAAATAATTCTAGTCCTTCTTTTTGCACTAATTCCATTTGAGATACTCGATCGTTCGAACTCATTAGTATTATAATAATTATATTTTTATATAATTTAAAAATATAATCAATTTTCAAATTATTAAAAAAAATTATTATAATTATATATATATATATATATATAATGGCCGATGATTTGGGGGATACTGTATTACAGATACGTCGTAAGCGCGATGAAGCTTTCAATAAGAGTATAGATTTATTAAATAATATCGGGGGGGAATTATCACCAGAAGATCAAGAGATATTTCCTTCATCGAAACAATTTATGTCACGGGCAGTGAAGGCTGTGGTCAATGAGTGTGAAAAGCAGTATGGAGACTACCAGACAAGGAATATGCCGAAAGACGAAAAACTATTTGAATGGACGATAGACGCTATTGAAAAAGATCTGGGGTTAAAATTAACAAATTTCACTCTATCTAGCACGAATAATAGTAATAAACGCATAAATGCGGCGAAGCCGGCGAACGGGTTGATAGAGATGGATGCGGCGGTGAAGGCGGCGGTGGCGGCGGCAGAGAGGGCGGCGAAGGAGGCGGCGGAGGCGGCGGAGCAAGCGAGAGTGGAGGACACGACGGAGGCGGCGGAGAATGCGGATATGGCGAGGATAAAGGCGGAGGAAGCGACGAAGGCGCGGAACAAAATTATAAATAAACAGAGTATATATCTTAAATTATTTAATATTACGCATCCATTCGTGAATCTGATAGCAATTTACGATATTTATATAGAAAAAAGAAGTGGAGATAATAATAAGGTATATAATTCTTTGATCTCTTCGATGGACAAATACAACGAAAAGGCAAAGAGTCTTATGAATGAGGTGGCGGGTATAAAATTTGGTATAAAATTAGTAACGAGTGGGGGTAGAAAAAAACAGTTAAAAAATAATAGATCTAAAACTTATAGAAAAAGAAAATCTAAAACTTATAGAAAAAGAAAATCTAAAACTTATAGAAAAAGAAAATCTAAAACTTATAGAAAAAGAAAATCTAAAACTTATTAAAAATATTGAATAAATATATTTTAAATTTTCGTATCATCTATCATATCTTATAATCTAGTGACTATTTTTTATCATTACAAGACTTACAATATTTTTGTCCCTGAACTATTAATGCTGCACAATTTCTTTTAGTTCCAGAAAATCCTAATTTAATATAAGAAGATTTTTGATTTTGTAATGATCTTACTATATTTTGTTGCACTATTTTATTTTGACTTTGTATAGAAGAATTATTTGTGTATAATCTCATTTGCATTTTTGAACCACTCATATTTTTTATAATATTATAATAATTAAATTTATTAAGAATTTATTAATTTATTAATTGTTTAATTTCAAGAATATTATTTATCCAACTAAATTCACATTTTAGTAAATTTAATATTTCATTATTTTCGGTTCCTAAAAGTTGATTTTGTGTAATATTTAACCACATTTTTACTCCTAAATAAAAGTTTGGTTTGTCGGTTTTTATAAAATTTAATCCTTTAGCTGTATTTTTCCAACTAGAATATGAATTATTTAGTCTGGTAGTTTCAACTATATTATTTGTTACAATTTCAATATGTTTAATAATAATATCTTCTTGTGTTTTTTCCATAATAATAATTTAAAAAAAATATTTATTTATGATTCAATTTTATATTTATTTAAAGTATAAAATTAAATATTCGTCTTTGTTTGGAGAGACAATACAATTATAATCTTTGTCTCTAGGTAGTTTTATTTTTTTTTTCGAATTTGGAGAGATGTCTTTAACTAAATAATATGGTGTGATTAAAACATGCATAGAAAGAACTATTCCATTTTCTCCAGCATAAAATTGTGCAGTTTTATAATTTGGTGTAAAATATATTCCTTTTCCATATGTTAATCCATAATTTGAACCGACTTTGTTAAAGTCAAATCCATTTTTTAGAATTGAAATTCCATTTGAAGTATTTGTCCCATGATAAAGTAACATTTTGTTGTTTATAAATTATATTATAAATATTTTGCATATACATTGTTTTCAATTTTTTTTCCTTTTGATTTTTTATATATCCATACATCTACATAATTTGGTATATAATTTATTTTTTCAAAATTACGCATTAAATAATCTATATTATTTAAATAATCTAATAAATATGGTTCTCCTCTTAAAAATAATTTTGAAGGTTTTTTATTTTTGAAATTCGATGCAATATCTACTATTATAAATTCTTTTTTAGCTATTTTTAATCCATTATTTATTACATTTATTTGTGCAGTTAAAGGCATTTCATGAAATGCAAACATACATGTTACTATATCTATATCTATTTTTGGGATATATGATTCTGCATTACCATAAAAAAATTTTGCTTTTTTTTTTATACTTTTTGCTTTAGTTAACATTTCTAAACTAGTATCTATTCCTATTCCATTTTCTGATGTTGACATTCCTATACCACAACATAAATCTAAAATATTTTCATTTTTATATTTTGAATAAAGTTCTTTTCTTATATCTCTTCCATCATATCTTACATTATCTACTAATTTTGTTGTATAATAAAATAAATTAGCATGAATTTTTCCACGCACTCCTATGTTTCCTAAATTATGAATTTTTGGATTATAATAATATGGAATTTTAAGTGTTTTTATTATTTGTAAATTTATTAGTAATATTAATAATATTATCATTATAATTATAATTAAAATTATAATAATTATAATTATTATTTTATGTGTTTTTTTTTATTTATTATTTCAATTAACAATTTTTTTTACAATTTATAATACTAAATTTATAAGTTTTATTACCCCAATATGTTGGCCACTCTGTATAAGAATTTGGACTTGATACATGATTATCTGATTTTAGGTTTTGAGATTTCTTTCTTCCTAAATATCTATCATATGAATTGTGTTTTATGTCTACTCCATAATTTTGTTTATTAGATGATGATGATGTGTTTAAATTTGGACCATGAGGATTAAGTCTATCGCTTGAGTTATTCCAGGGTTTATTTGTTCCTAAGTTATTACTATTTATATGTAATGAGGCTAAATTATTAGAATATAATGAAGATGGAACTCTAACTGTATTTTGAATTTTTTTTTGTGTAGCACTTATATCAAAATATGTTGAACCTGTTATTGGTGGTGTATCCGGGTTTTTGTATTGATATATAGGTTTTTCATTATTAAACTTTGTTGTACAATTTCTAATAGTAGAAAAGGGATGTATTAAATAATCGGCTTTATTATTTAAGTAAATTTTGTTTGATTTAAGTATTCCATTATCTAAATATTGTGTATCACTTATATCGCAAGTTAGAATATATGTGTTATAAATATATGAGTTATTAGATATATCATTATGTAATGCTGATATTTTACTATATTTTGTTAAAGGAATTGGCATTTATATATAAAGAAATATTAATTTTAAAATTGAAAATTTTTTTATTCTATAATTTTTATCTAGTTTTCATTTAATATGACCACATATATTTGTTCATATTGTAATAAATCTTATCTAAGAAAATCTGCATTTAATAATCATCAATTGAAATGTGAATTAATAAGAATTAGTAATAATATTAAATCTAAAAGTGAACAAGATGATGATATTGATTATATAGAAGAATTACCAATTAAATTTAATGGTTCTATTAATGATATGTATAAATTATTAATTAATTTAAATAATAAATTTGAAAAATTAGAAGCAGATTATAGTGAAATTAAGAAATATGTAAATGTTACTAAAAATAAAATAGATATTATTCAATATTTAAATATTAACTATGATTGTAGTGATTTTGATTTTATTAAATTCTTGAATTCAATACAAATTACAAATATTGAATTAGAAAAAGTATTTGAAAAAGATTATGTTGATGGTATTTTTCAAATACTTATAGATTATATTGAAAAAATTAAGCATAATAATGAAATTCCAATAAAGGCATTTAATAATAAAGAAGGAGTTTTATATATTTATATCAAATTACCTGATTCAGATAAAAATTGGACTCTAATTAGTGAAGATGAAATTAAATCAATTTATAAATATTTTAATAAGAAACTTTTACCATTATTTTTAAAATGGAAAGAAGTTAATGAAAAGCAATTACATCCAGATGATTATACGTTAATTTATGTTAAAAATATGAAGCGAGTTTTGGGAACAAATTTTGAAAAAAAAAATAAAAATTCAATGCTACAAAATAAATTATATAAATATTTAAAAGTGAATTTAAAAAATTTTGTTACTCATGATTTTATATAAAAAAATTCAATAAAGATGATATAAAAAAAATTGACAAGATTCTGTTATTTTTTTATATCATATATACTTAATATATATTCTAATATGACATGCAATATATGCTGCGAAAATTATAATAAAAGTTTGCGCGCAAAGATAACATGTATATGTGGTTTTGATGCATGTAAAAGTTGTGTCAGAACTTATTTACTTTCTACTACAAAAGATCCACATTGTATGGATTGTAAGATACAATGGACTCCTAAATTTTTACTAGATAATTTAAATAGAGCATTTATTGATGGTGACTATAAGAAACATCGTAAAGTTTTATTAGTTGATCGTGAAATTAGTAGAACACCTGAATTAATGAATATAGTTGAAAAAACTAGATTACTTGAAGAAAAATCTAAAGAAATGGCTATATGTGAAAAAAAATTAAAAGAAATCAAATTATTATATTATGAGGCTCAAAAAAATCAATATCAGAAAAAGTTAGAATTAAATAAAATTAAAAATGGTGAAACTCTTACTGAACGTAAAAAGTTTATTATGCCTTGTCCTGCTGATAATTGTAAAGGTTATTTATCTACACAATATAAATGTGAGGTATGTAAACTTTATACTTGTCCTGATTGTTATGAAATTATTGGATATTCTAAAGAAGATCAACATACTTGTTTAGACTCTAATTTGCAAAGTGCTGCATTAATTAAGAAAGATACCAAAGGCTGTCCTCAATGTGGAGTTAGAATATATAAGATTAGCGGTTGTAATCAAATGTTTTGCACTGAATGTAAAGTTGCATTTGATTGGAATACTGGTAAACTTGTATTTGGTGGTCAGATTCATAATCCCCATTATTATCAGTATTTAAGAGATCAAAATAATACTAATAATGCGCCTAGAAATCCAGGAGATGTATTATGTGGTGGCTTAATTTCATTTTATAATTTACAATCATATCTTAGACGTATTAATAATTATAATAAACCAGAGTGGTTTAATACTTTAAAAACAGATAAGACTATATTTAATTTTATACAAAAATATGATATTAGTACAGTTAATTCTTTTACTAGCATGATTTCTAGTTTACATAGATTAGTTAACCATCTTATTAATTATGATACTAATCAAATTAGAGAAAAAGTTAGAAATAATACTAATAATGATGAATTGACTGTTCAATATATTTTAAATAATAAAACAAAAGAAGAACTTGCTACTTCTATTTTTAGAAATGATATTTCTAGAAAAAAACACTCTGAATTATTAAATATATATGAACTTCTTGGTGTTGTTGCAATTGAAAAATTTAATCATTTTGCACATATATTACATGATATTGATACTACTCTGAGCATTGATAATTTAATTCTAATTATTCATTCTATTATTAGTATTATTGAGGAGTATAATACACTTATAGACTATACTAATGAGCAATTAGTTATTATTTCTAACACATACAATCAATCTGTTTCTTTGATTACATATATTAATTATAAATATGCATATGATTTTGTAAGAAATAAATTTAAAGAACGTGATTTAGAACATTATAAAATAGCTAATAAAAAAAAAGGTAATAATAATCATGAAGCTTCATCTAGCACATCATAATAATTATTCTAATTATTATTCTAATTATTATTCTAATTATTATTATTAAAATTAATTTTTTTATTAAATTCTTTTAATGTTTGATGTATATATTTATTATATTCATTTCTTTTCATCCAAAACGAATAAAAAAAAGCATTTATATATACATAATCATATTTATAATCATTCATTATTTATATTACATATATATATAAATATATAAATAATGAATAAATATTTATGGATATATTATTCGTTTTTTGCTACATTTATTACTGCAACTGCAGTTATATTTATGAAATATATTTCTAATTCTAAATGTCATGTTAGAACATTAACATTTTTAACATTTATTGTTGCATCATTTATGGTATTAATTTATATACCATTTGATAAAACTGTTATTAATGATATTAAGAAAAATATTCAATTTAAAGATTATTTATTATTAATTTTATTTTCGTTTGTCATGATTGCTAATAGATTAATTCAGCTTTATGTTTTTAAAATTACACCTAATATTGGTATTACTAATTTAATAATTAATGCTAATGTTATAGTTACTTTATTGGCTAGTTATTTATTATTTAAACAATTTATAAATTATAAATCATTAATTGGTATTTTGATTGCGATGATTGGTTTATCAATTACAATTTATTATTCTAATAATTAATGAGGGGAGATTGCCTCGCGCGCAATTAGGAAAGCCGCTAAATATGGCTTTATTAACTACTCGTCCGTTCTGCGACCTTATGGCTAATATTTTTTATTAAATTCTTCAATGCTAATAATTTCAATATTATATTCTTTTGCTTTTTTCATTTTAATTGTTTCATCATCTAAAGAACCAACTATTAGTAGATTTACATTTTTACTAATATTTGTTACTACTTCACCGCCTAAATTTTCTATTTTTTCTGTTATTTTCTTTTTTCCTTTTACATCTGATAATAAAACCATCTTATTTGATAATGGTAATTCTTTTTTTGGTGATTTTTTTGGTGATTCTTTTTTGCTTAATTTATCTTCTAATTTTGCTTCACTAATGAATTTTTTGAATTCTGGAATTTTTTCAACAAATTGTTCTGAAGTTTTTCTACCTAATCCATCTATTACTTTTAATTTATTTATTTTTTCTTGGTTTGATGAATCTTCTGTTATTATATTTGGTAATTCTTTTAATATTAATTCAATTCGTTTTTCTCCAAATCCTCTACCAAATATATTACATGCTGCAGCTATAGTTGCTAGTGAAGATTTTTCTATTTGTTTTTGAATTGACTTGTAAATTTTAGTAGCCATTTTTTCTTTAAATCCTTCAACTTTCATTAAATCATTTATAGTCATAGCAATAATTTTACCAATACTATTTCCTCCTACTTTAATTATTTTTTTTATATTTGCTTCTCCTAATCCATCTACTTCAAGTGTTTTAAAGAATCCAGCTATATTTTTTAATTTTACAGTTTCATCATCTTCTTTATTTTCTAACATTATATCTACATGTGTTTCATTCCATATGTATTTTTCTTTAGGCATTAAAGGTGTTTCAGCTCCAGTAATTACTTCTTCAATTTTTGGAATTACATCACCTGATCGAATTATTTTAATTACTGCTCCTACTCCGATTTTATTGTCTATTATAAATTTTGCATTGAAACCGGTCGCATAATTTATTTTTGTCCCTCCTATATTTACTTCTTCTATTTTTACTCTTGGTTTTAAGAATCCATCTTTTGATGCGCTCCATAATACATCTAATACTTTTGCTTCTGCTGATTGATCAGATAAAACCATTTTAAAAGCAAAAGCATGAGTTGGATTTTTGCTTTCTCTAGGATAAACTTTATCATCAATACAAATAATTCCATCAATAGTGTATTCATTATTGCTTCTCCAATTTACTAATTTTTCTGATAAAAATTCATTTGTTAGTTCTTCTGAATTTATAGAATCCATAAATTTTACACTGTTTCCGTTTAAACTTAATATTAAGTTTAATTGTTCAGAAGGTTTTAGATTTTCAGGTTTTATTACTTCATAACCTACAAAATCTATATCTTTTAGAATGTTTATATCATCCTCGGATATTTTTTTTTTGTTAACTAATCCGCTTATGAAGTTTCTTGAGTTTGAATATATGGAAGAATATTTTTCTTGAAATAATGTTTCTTTAATAATTAATTCTCCTCTAAGTGTTATATTTTTATTAGTAGGTAAATTCAAATGTTCTATTAAATGATTAATTGATTGTCCGTATTTTCCATCACCACGAGTATATAATTTTGGTGAATCTTCTTCAGTAGAATATAATGCACTTACTCCATCTAATTTGCAAGAAATTACGTAAGGTCCAGAATATTTTGATTTAAATTTTTCTAATTCTTTTGTATCAGGTTTAATTTTATCCATAGACCACATTTCATATGGTAATTTTACTTTATTTTTATCTAATTTTACTACACCATGTTGAACATTTGCAGTTTTATTAGTTGGATATTTTTCGAGGATATATTCTCTTAATATATCATATTGATTATCACTTAATAATGATTCTTCTGTTTCTTGATAATATTTTTGAATAGTTTTTTTTAACATCTCAGTTAATTCTTTTTCACTTAAGCATTTAAGAATATCGATACCTTCTGTTTTAAATTTTTCTATATTATTTAATATAATTTTTTCTTTCGTTTTTTTTCCCATTTTTTTTAGTGTTTCAGCTTTAGATTTTGGAATTTTTATTTTTATTTTTTTTGGTGTTGTTTTCTTTTCATTTTCTTTTAATACTTCTTTTTCTTGCTCTTTTGGTTCTTCTTTAGAGCTTTTTTTTTTGATGATTATGGAATTACTGTCTATTCTTTCATTTTGTTTTTTTA